TCACGCTGCCAGGTGCATCTTTTCGTACTGCTGGTTGAGCATCTGGCGTGCTGACGCCACCGACCCCTGGAGCAGGTGCCAGTAGACACGCTCCGTGATCATCGAGTTCTTGTGCCCCATGATCCGCGCTAGCTGAGGGAGGGGCATCTTGTCCCGGATGCACCGTGCCGCGAAGTCGTGCCGCAGCCAGTGGAAGACGAACTCCTCCGGCAGCTCCGCCGCTCCCACCCCGTCCCGGAAGTCCTCATAGTAGGTGGGCCGGTGGGGGTGTGGCGCCGACTTCCCCGGGCAGAGGAACCCGTCCTCGCCGATCGAGTACGCCTCGGCGTGGTTGATGATCTTCTCGTACAGGAAGTCGGCCACGGGAACCTCTCGGAACTCCTCGGGCTTCCGGTGCTTGAGGGGCGCCAGCGTGTTCGCCTTGAGCACCTGGCGGTTGATGCGCAGGACGTATCCCTCGTTCCCCTCGACCAGCTGATTCATGCGGACGGCGAGCGCTTCTCCGATGCGCATTCCTGCCGCGTGGCCGAAGTACACCGAGAGCTGCCACGGCCCGTGCAGGCGGCTTGCCAGGATGTCCAACTGTTCCAGTGTCGGGGAGACGAACACGCGCGATTCCACGTGGGCGGGCAGGGCCACGTTGACGCAGGGGCTGGTCTCGATCACCTTGCTCTCGCGCAGGTCAGCGAAGACCGCGGATACCGCGATGTAGATGGTCGCGACGGTGTTGGGGGCGAATCTACCCTCGCAGTGCTTCACCAACGCCTTCACGTGCTCGCGGCTGACCTCGGTCTCTCCCAGATCTCCGAAGCGGATCCCGTCCACATGGAAGTCGTACACGTGGTTGCGCAGGCTGTACCCGTAGTGGGCGGTCGTGCTCTCCGAGCCGATCCGGGTGGCGAGGAAGGCTTCGGCTGCTTCCTTGAAGGGGCGCTGCTTACGCTTCGGGGCCTTGACGACCTCTTCAAGGGCACGCGCTCCCTCGACCTTCTTGGCCCACCGGTTGGCTGCGCCCCAGTGGTCTCCGTCGTACTCCTTCTTCTTGAAGGTCGCGGTCTGGAGACGCGATCCGCGGCCACCGTTACGCCAGTAGACGGTGACCGTGTGGGGGCACTTCGACCAGATCCGGTCACGCTTCCTCTTGTCGGTCACTCCGTTGGCGCACTCGCAGCGCTTAGCAACCGTTGCCATCAGAGCACGTTCCTGTTCAGGAAGTCCTCGACGTTGCGCTCACGGAAACGCAGGTGGCGGCCGACCTTGATACCCCTCAACCCCCACTCACGCCACCTGTCGTAGATGGTCTTCTTGGGAACGCTGAGGTAGGCGGCTACATCGTCCGGCGTGAGGAGACGGTTGGAACCTCCAAGTGACACGGGGGCTCGCTTTCTAGCTAGTCAGGTTCTGGGCTCTCGCCCATCTGATCGGGTCGTGTGGTGCTCTTCGCCCTCTCCTGAGGGGTCTCTCCGAAGTCGGTCAGCCACCGGACCGCCCCATCCACGTCGTGGTACGGAGGGATGCCCTCCGGACGCGAGTACAGGTGGAAGTCCAACAGGTGACGGCGCAACGTCTCCGGGTCACGGGTGGTACTCAGGGGCCACTGGCCGTCGAGCCACCGCCAAGCATCGTGGGCCGGGACTGTCCCGACCCCAGTCACCTCTACCTCGCCCTGGGCGGTCGGTGGAAGCAGGAGGGTCGAGGGCGTCACGTGGAACGCTGCGGCCAGGGCCAGGAGATCGTCCACGTCAACGCGGCGCTTCCCGTGCTCGATCCGGGTGATCGCTCCGGGGATGGTCGGACGTCCGTGATCCTCTGTGAGGCGCCGGGCGAGTTCGGTCGTGCTGAGGTTGCGCAGTGCTCGGAGGCGGCGCACGTTGGCGGCGACCTGATGCCCGGTGGGGCCGAGATCGTTGGATCGTCGCGCCTGCTGGGGTTGGTTTTCGCTCATCTTGAGAGTGTCCCATCGCAACATGGCCGGGGCCGCTTCCTCCTCTCTCATGTAGCGTTCTCATTCATCACGCTTGAATCTTATACCATCTTGGTAGAAGCTTGGGTCATAAAGGTGGGGGTGCGAAGCACCCCCACCAGAAGAACGCCCCGGTGCGGCGATTGCGACGCCGCTCCGGGGCTCTACCCGAACCCCTGAGACCGCAGGAGTCGAGTCGTGTCCGATCGTATCCCCGCCGCCCTTACAGCGGCAGCCTCCATCCCCTGGTGGGATCTCACACCCGCCCTCGTGGGCCTCGCCCTCATCCTCCTAACCGCAACCAAGCTCGCCGCGGCCGGGGTCAAAGCGATACGCGACCTCCCCGAAGACCAACGCGACGACCTCGTCCAACTCCTCCTTACTGTCGCCTTCCTCATCGTCGTCGGCATGCTGGTGGCCGAAGGCATCATCGGATTCGCCCGTGACGAGATGGGCCTCGGCCCTGTGCTTTCCGTCGCGGTGTTCCTCGGTATCGACGGCGTGGCCGGGTTCTTCGCCCACACCGCCTACCGATGGGCGAAGGTCGGCGGTAAAGCCCTGTTCCCCCGGGCCATGGTCATCCTCATCATCACCGGGTCCGCCTGGTTCCAGTGGATCCACGCCGCCGACCTCGCCTTGGCCGCGCAGGTCGCCCGCGCGGGGATGCCCCTCATCGCCGCCCTCCTCCTCGAAACCCTCCTCGTCTCCCGCAGGACGGCATGGAAGCAGGCCCAGACCAACAGCGGCTCCTCGGTCCCCCGAGCACGGTGGATGTGGGACCCCATCGGGTCAGCCGGAATTACCCGACGCATGCAACTGTGGGCCGTGCCCGGCTGGGAGGACGCCCTCGAACTCCACATGATCCGGCTCGAAGCGATCCGGCGACTTCGTAGAGAGTTCGGCCCGTTCTGGTCCCGGAAGGTGCCCGCTCACATCGCGGTCCGTCTCCAGAAGGGATTCCGGGTTCAGGAGGCCGCCGACATGGTGGACACGATCATCACCGAGCACCAGGCTCACAAAGGCGGCACCGAACTTCCGCCCGAGCTTCCTCCCGCGCGTGACCCTCGCGTCTTCAACAAAGCGGTCGAGTACTACGCCCAGGCGGTCATCGGTGGCCGGGAACTTCCCTCCGAGCGTGGGTTGTGTGAGGCCTTCGACGTTCCCACGACAAACCGCCGCTGGGCCAAGCAGGTCATGAAGGCCGCCGAGGCGCGCGCGGACGAGCACAGCACGCCAGCTTCTCCCCATGCCCACCGCCCCCTTCTCACCTGAGAGCGAGTGCGTGGATCGGGGTTTGTGGATTGGAACCCTCCCTGATCTGCGCATAGCAGCCTGAGCAGGGCCCGCCGGTGTTCCGGCGGGCCCCTGTTGCTTCCGGTCATCTCACGACCCCGTGATGGCAGCATCTACGGACCTTAAGCGGCGGACCCCATCCCAACGGGACGCTACGGAAAGCGACAGCCGCCGAAGCCTATGAGCTGTCTGTGGCGCTGCGAGGTATTGGCTGCACCGCGCCGGTCACGGTGGAGGGCTGCTCTCTGTAGAGAGCAGCCCTCCGGATTGCCGCAGAGCGGCAATGGTCCTCATCTGGTTCAGTTCAGCATCTGGAAGACGAACCCGGCGACCGTTGCGCCTAGCACCGCACCGGCCAGAGTCTGGGCGGCGGTGTGGTCACGGAGACGTACTCGGGACCACGCCACCAGCGCGACCGCCGGAACGGTGACCGCCATGTAGGGACCGTAGGTCAGCATCAGGATGACCGCCACGCCACCAGCGACCGCGGTGTGCACGGAGATCTTCCATCGGGCGGTGACCGTGACCCCGAGGGTGATGAACAGTGTGGCTAGCATCGCGACGACGAGGGCCACCAGCGGCTGGGGACCGTCCAGCACGGCGAGCGTGGTGATACCGCCGATGACGCACACGATGATGATGAGCAGCGGGACGAGCCGCTGTTTGCGCTCCCCGACGTGGTGGTCGGTCCACCAACCGACGCGGGCACCGGCGATGAGGATCGCGTAGGGGATGATGCCGCAGAACAAGGCGGCGAGGATTCCCCAGCCGAGGCCGGCGAGGCCGGGGGCGGCGTGCCATCCCACGGCCAGCAGGATGACGACCACCAGGATTCCTGGGGCGCAGACCTCGGTGATGATGCGGGCAGCTCGGCCGCTGGCGCTGCGGGCCGGTGTCGTCGTCTTCATAGTTGGGTTGACTCCTGGAGTCCGGGTGTGGGCAAGGGAAAGGCTTCGGCAAGGTCGCGGACGGCGCGTGAGCGGTAGGCGCGCGCGATGCGGCGCAACCGCTTCACCTCATCGCTGAGCCATTCCTCGCTGGTGCTCTCCGCGTCTGCGCGCGAGGTCGCGCAGTCGGCCTCGTCGACAGTTCCGGGCACCCCGGTCGCCTTGGCGCGCAGTGCGACGCGCCACCGGCATGCCTCGATGAAGGCTTCGGCCTCTGTCACAGGCATGTCGCTCTGGCTCGCTGCCTTCGTGGCGAGGTCGTCGACGTCGGCCTGCATACTGCCGTGCAGAGCGAGAACCCCGTCTTCGATCTCGACTGCGCAGCGGTACAGGCGAAGCTGGGTGTCCCAGCGGGGGGTGTATTCCCTGTTCAAGACTACGTCGGGGCTCTGAGTGCTGATCTCTTTCCAGAGCGGACGCAGGTCGGCCAGGGCGCGCAGGTCCTGTACCTTGCCGATCGCAGCGCCGACAGCAGGAGCGGGGAGCGTGGTCCCGACGACGACCAGCAGCAAGGAGAGGTCGAGCAGCACGGTGTTGGCCACTGCTGTGGCATCGGGGCTCAGCGGTGTTCCTGGTCCGTCTGGGAGGCTGCCCACCATGAAGCCGAGCTTGTTGGCGGCGTAAAGGAGGCCCACGGTGGTGCCGATCCCGCTCAAGGTGAGGCCGACCCGCAGTCGCCCGCCTGGTGCCTGCCGGGCCTGTCGGAGGAAGAGCCGGGTGGCCAGGGCGAGCATGGTGCCGAGATGGGTGAGCCAGGCGCCCCAGTAGACCAAGGATGCGACGGTGCCACCCACGCCAAGGAGAAAGTCGCCGTCTGGGGTTCGGGGGATGGTGGGGAGCGCGGCCATCATGATCGTGACCATCAGCACGGTGAACGCGTAGCGGATGTGACGGTCACGACGCGGGTTGCTGCTGCCTCCGAGCATCCGCGCGACGAACTCCAGCACGGCCGCGGTCATGACGGCACCCGCGAGGTGTTTGGGCACGGTCAGCAGGACCGCCAGGTCGAATTGTCGAAGGAGGTCTTCGGCCTGAGGAGTGCGCACTGTCGTGACGATCGCCAAACAAAAGAACGCGATCACCAGCGGACGCTGGTTGGGGTGTTTCACGGCTTTGGGTGCACGCCAAGCGACCACAATCCACAAAAGCAGTGGAACCACTAGGTTACTCATTTTTCCTGTTCTTCTTCCGCACCCAGGGTTCCTTGCAGGCGCCGCAGAGGCCCGTGCAGCGATTCCGGAGCCGGACTGTCGATTGCTTGCCCGAGAATGGTTGCTGTCATTTCAGCCTGCTGCTCTTCTACACTGTCGTATCTCGCGCGTTTGCGTAGTAGCATCCGACGGACGGTTTCCAGTGGGAGGTTGGGGAACAGTTCGGCAAGCGCACTATCGCCCACGAGGAGTTGGTGCTCCCAGAGCATGTGTGCGATTTCGTGGAGCACGATATGGCGCTGATGGGTCTTTGAAGTTCCCGCCGCATAGAATATGTGATCGGCCTCGCCGCTTCCGATCCAAGCACCGCACACCTGTTCAGACGCCCTCCAGGGGTGGAGGTGAATCCTACGGCCGCGCCGATCCTCAAGGGCTCCCAGGAAATCAGAGAGCGAGCGTGAATCTGGAAGCTCTAGATGCAGGGAGGTCAACTTATCCCTACACTGATCGTAGAGTTCCCCATTTGCTGCCCCTTGGGACGACGAAGATCGACGCCCACCCGGACAGAACATAAAAATACCCCCGCCCCATGACCCCAACCAAAAATAAGATCAGTGACGCAAGAAAAGCACTAGTTCACATACTTAATACGAATGCGGTAGAACTATTTATACAGCCTTAGCTCACGCCAAAGGCAGCCCAAATGGCTCCACATCGACACGCGAAGCATGCCAATGGGAGTCGTGAAAGAACTTACCCCTCCTGGATCATCATGCCAGGCCAGAGCAGCGCACAAAACCAGATAAAGGGTGAGCTTTCGCTCTTTTGTAAAGGTTTTATATATTACTTGTCTCGTTTATGTTCCGCGCTCGACAGACCTTCGATCTCTCGTGCCGACTCGACCATGCGCGCGAGGGAATCAAGGCTTCGAGGAGAGAGGCCAGCCGCACGCAGAGCAAGGTTCTTGACTCCGGTGTCGCGCAGGGCTGCGAGCAGGGCAAGCTCCCTCTCCACCTCTACTGCGACCGTGTCGTCGGTGAAGTAGGACGTGGGCACCCCGAAGATCGACGCGAGGCCGGCCTCGATGCCCTCCGGTGCGCCCTGCCATGTCTCGGTCAGCGCCTCTACTTGGCCCACCGTGATGTCGATGCCGCCTTGGCGCAGTTCCTTGGCGAGGTCCCGAAAGGTGTAGGGGTGCCCGCTCTTGGTGTGAACGACGCGGAGCAGGAAGGCGAGCCGCGTTGGTTGCGACTGAACGATGGCGCGGACCGCAGGAGTCGGAGTCTTGCCTTCACGCGCTTGCTCGTACCCGCCGATGTCCCATCCTGCGGCCTCTTCGATCCGGGCGATCGTGTCTGGACGGGGACTGCTGGTCCCGTAGCGGATGTTGCGCAGGGCCTGGTCAGACTTGCCGATCGCTTCGGCGAACTCGGCGAGGGTGAGGCTTTGGTCTTCGCAGGCTCGTGACAGGGCTCTGTCGAATCGGTAGGCCCCCCAGTTCGCATAGGGGGGCGGCGGGGCTTCGTTGGTCATGGCCCCATGGTAGCGCGCCATGCCCAAGTTTGGCCGTAACTTGGGGGCAAGTTCCACTACTCTCCGTGCAACTTGGGTTTCCGACTGGCTTTACTTGGGGCAAGTTACTTTGAACTTGGCCCAAGTTGGGCATACGCTGGCTTCATGCTTGACACCATCCCTCCTGGCGTGGACGGCGACCAGCTACACCTGGCTCGCCGCCAGCGGAAGCTCTCCATGCGCCGACTGGCAGAGGCTGCGGGCCGCGACCCGTGGCATCTCTACAAGGTGGAGCAGAAGCAGCGCTCCCTCAGCCTCCCCGTCTACATCGACGTGTGCAGGGCCTTCGATATCCCCGTGGGTGCACCGCTGACCTACAGCGGGCCCCGAAGGTTCAACGAGGTGATTCCCACCCCTCTCAGTCAGGACTCCCACACAGGGACGTGACGGGAACCGTCACCGTTTACCTGCAAGAACGTCGCACAGATCACGCTTGGTCCACATGGTCCACCTCCTGGACCGTCCGGACCGCCGAACGAGAAACGAGAACCAGTGAACGGTTCGGGCCGTCCCAGCCCTACCTGGCACCCGCCGACTCCTTCTGACGTCATCCGTTCCATGCAGCAGCGCTCCCAGGACCTGGACGCGGCCAGCCGGGACACGCGGAAACTCGCGACCCGATACGCGGAGGCGCGTCAGGAGTTTCGCGTCGCCCAGGCGCGGGCCGTGCTGCGCAGCGTGGGCCAGGGCAGTGTGAAGGACCGCGAGGCGCGCGTCACCCTGGCCGTGGTGGACGAGCAGTTCGAGATGGACCTGGCCGAGCAGGAACTCAAGGCCGCCCGAGATCACATCGGGACCCTGCGAGCGCAGCTCAGCGCTGACCAGTCCATCGGCGCGTGGCTGCGCGCCGAGGCTTCCCTCCCTGGTTCCACCTGGGGGGCGTGATGCAGCTTTCTCTCATCGATGAGGCGGGTGTGGAGGAGGGACGTCGCCTGCGTGAGGAGGCGCTCGCTGGCGCGTCCGCGGATGGGTGGGACAACGCGGTAATCGACCAGGCGATCAGGTTCTTCGCGGCCAGTGGGCGACGCTTCTCCGCGAACGACGTCCGGCCTCTGCTTCCCCTGGTCCGCAGGGCCGCGATCGGTGCTCGGTTCATGGCGGCGTCCCGTCGCGGCGTGATCCGGCGCGTGGACTCGACCCCGAGCACCGACCCGGGCACGCACGCTCACCGGATCACGGTGTGGGAGGGGACCGGCATGTAGTGGTCCGATTGGACCGGCAGGGGCCATCCCCTCGGCCCAACCGGTTCAGGAGAACCAACCCCACCATAGGAACAATGTTCCGGAACCCTGTTGCGCTTCTGCGGGGGTTGCCTTAGCTTCTGACCTGCCCCGGGGACCAGCCCCGACAGAAGCAAAGGCAACCGCCATGTCCGAGTACTGCTCTGCCCTCATCGACTCACGTCTCGGCGGCATCGATCGCACCACCCTCACCCCGGCTGACCAGACCCTGCTGGACCTTGTCCATTCCCAGAGCTGGACCGTGGACGGCCGCGAAAAGGTCCTCACCCAGGAGCTGGATCGGCTCAGCGTCGAGATCAACCGCCTCCGAGAGAACCCCGACCACAACCCGAGCGCCCTCGGGCACGTAGCAGCCCAGGCCGCAGCAGCCCAGAACCAGCTCCACCAGGCCCGCCAGGCCTTCCGCATCATCCTCGGCACCGCCGCCACCATCCTGCGCTAACCCCGATCGACAGGCCGCCCCGCACACGGGGCGGCCCCACACCAAGGAGCCCCATGAGCGCCACACCAAGCGTTGCCGTCCTCGCTGCCCTGACCACCGCCGACCCCGAAACCGGGACTCTGACCCTCGGTACCTGGCCAACTCTGCGGTCCGCAGAAGCCAACGGGTGGATCGCCCGGACCGACCCCACGGATCAGACGGACCGACCGGACCGGTTCACCATCACCCCCGAAGGTGAGGCGTTGAAGATTCCCCGTGGCCTGCACGCAGAAGTGGACCAGTACCTGGTCGCCTCCCGGTTCCCTCGTCTGTCGTTTGTCGCAGGGCACCGCCTGATCGACGGCCGCGTGGCCACCTTCACCGGGAAGGTCTCCAGCTACGCAGACATGCGGACGGACAAGGGGCACCGGCGTCATCTCCGTATCCGGGTGGATACCGGACCAGGCCGAGGGGCGGAGGTCATCGTCTCCCCCGAGGACTGCGTGCGCCTGCCCAAGCTCACGCACGGCCAAGCTCATGCCCTGGTTTCCACCAGGTGCGGCGAACCGACGACCCGGGATCCGCGGACCTACCGTTCCCTCGTCCGTAAGGGCTTGCTGACCGGCACGGTCGATTCTGCGCGGCTCACGCGCACGGGAGCACTCATCGCCGCCGCCTTGAGCTGAACACCACCACGTCGGGGCGTCTCCGGAGGGAGGCGCCCCCGTCCGATCAGGAGGACCCTTTTGGCCGTCGAGGTCATGGCGTGGGTGTGGAACCACTCACGCACGAAAAACTCAGCCCGCCTGGTACTGCTCGCCATCGCGGACTGCGCCTCCGGTGACGGCACCAACGCCTGGCCGTCCAACAAGGAGTTGTGCCGCAAGACGAACCTCACGGACAGGTCGGTGCAGTCGGCCATCCAGCAGTGCGTCGAACTGGGCGAGCTGGAGGTCGAGCTCAACGGCGGACGCCGAGGCACGAACATGTACACGGTCCTGATGCGGACCCCCGAAAATTCTTCGCCCCCGAAGAAAGCTCGGGGGGAAGATCCTGCGCCCCCGAAGAATGTTCGGGGGTCACGGAAGTCGCAGGTCAGCCCGAGGAACCCCGAAGGATTTGCGGACCCCGAAGGATTTTCCGGGGCGAAGATTTTGCGCCTTACCCCCGAAGAATCTTCGGACGGAACCATCCCTGAACCGTCAGGAGAAGAAGAGTCTCTCTTCCCCGGCCTCGCGCAGAACGCCGAGCCTGACCCCGGCTCCTTGTTCGAGGAGTTCTGGGACGCGTATCCGAAGAAGCGTGCGAAGGGAGACGCCCGCAAGGCGTGGGGGCAGGTGCTCAAGCGCGGAGCGGAGCCGCGCGCCATCGTCGCCGCCGCTCACCAGTACGCGCGGGAGCGCGACGGCGAGGACCCCCAGTACACCGCCTATCCGGCCACGTGGCTGCGCTCCGAGCGGTACGCCGACGAGCCCGACCCGACGTACCAGCCGCCCCGCCAGAGGGCCGGAGGCCACCAGCCCTACCGCAACCCCACCACCTACGGCTCCAACCCCGACCCGTGGGCCTGACCCGAAACGGAGATCCATCATGGCCACCGCTCTCGCCAGCGAATCCTTCCTCGGCCGACTCGCGCGTATCGCCCGCCAGCGCGGCCTCGACACCACCCCCGGCCCGATCAACGACGCCCCCTCCCCCGATGAGCCGGGGCATCCCGCGTACCACCACCGCCAGCGAGTGAACGCCGCACTCGCCAAGCTCGAACGTGCCGTCCCGCCTCGGTACGCGAACGCGACCGCCGACATGCCCGAGGTGGCGTGGTGGGCCAGCGAGGTGTCCATGAACCCGACGACGGCAGGCTCCCTCATGCTGTGGGGCACCACCGGCAGCGGGAAAACCCACCAGGCCTACGGAGCTCTGAGGCAGATCGCGGAATCCGGGCCGGCACGGTTCGGGGTGGTCGCGGTGTCGTTCCCGGACCTGTACGCCGCGCTCCGCCCCGGTACATCCGACCCCATGGAGCGCGAGCGCACCATGCGCCGCGTGATGCAGACCCCGCACCTACTCCTGGACGACCTCGGCACCACCAAGGACAGCGCATGGACTGAGGAGACGACGTACCGGATCATCAACCACCGCTACAACCGGTGCCTGCCGCTCATCCTCACGAGCAACGAGCCTCCGGGAGCGCTGCCGGATCTAGTGGGTGATCGGATCGCTTCCCGCTTGATCGAGATGACGACCCGTGTGGAGATCTCCGGAGCCGACCGCCGAAAGGTGTCCCGTTGACCCCCGTCGACCTGGACGACCTGGTACGGCTGCTCGCACCCCCACCCGGCCTGGACATGTCGTGGCAGGACCAGGCGCTATGCGCGGAGACCGACCCGGAGGCGTTCTACCCCGGCAAGGGACAGACGCCCGACCAGGCCCTAGCGGTGTGCGGTCGGTGCGAAGTGCGCACGGCCTGCCTGAAGTACGCGCTCGCTGCCCGGGAGCGCTACGGGGTCTGGGGCGGGACCACGCAGGACGAACGCCGCGCCATGTGGAACGAGACCGACGACGAAAACGAGGGGTGTGCGGCATGACGACGGGACCGAGCAGAGCCGTCCGCGAACTGGTGTGGGACCGCGACGGAGGCGCGTGCGTGTGGTGCGGACAGGCGGTCAGCCCTCGGTGGCACAGCATCCACCACCGCATCAACCGGGGATCGGGCGGGACTCGGCGGCGCGAGCTGAATCTGCCCGCGAACCTCCTGCTCCTGCACGGCACCGGTACGACCGGGTGCCACGGCCTGATCACCTGCCGTCCGGAAGCCATACGGGAGGCCAAGCGGCGGGGGGTTGTGCTGTCGAAGCTGGCGCTGGCCGCGCCCTGCGATGTGCCCGTGCTCTACGTGGGGCGGGTCTGGGCGCGTCTGGGCGATGACGGGTCGTGGACCGCGGTGTCCACACCTGTCAGTGATGGCGTATAGCTTTATCTCGAAACTTGGGGCAAGTTTTAGCGAACTTGCCCCAAGTGGGGTAAGGTCAAGCCACCCGAAAGGGCGTTGACCAGCCGAAATGCGGCATACGGCACCGAGACAGAAAGGAACCCCGTGGCGGGCGAAACCCCGATCACACTCGTCGGCAATCTCGTAGCCGACCCCGATCTGAGATTCACACCCAGCGGCACACCGGTCGCCAACTTCCGGGTCGCCTCAACTCCACGCACCTTCGACCGCCAGAGCGGCGAGTGGAAGGACGGCGAGGCCATGTTCCTCACCTGCACCGTTTGGCAGCAGCACGCGGAGAACGTGGCCGAAAGCCTCCAGCGCGGCACGCGGGTGATCGTGCAGGGCCGCCTGAAACAGCGCTCGTATGACACCCGCGAGGGCGGAAAGCGCACCGTCTTCGAGATCGACGTCGACGAGGTCGGCCCGGCCCTGCGCAACGCCACCGCGACCGTGACCAGACAGCAGCGGTCGGCCGAACACCACACGCAGAACAACCGATCCACCAGCGGATACGGGCACACGGGCGGATACCAGCCCCCGGCAGACGACCCCTGGGGCTCCCCCAGCCCGCAGACCCCGTTCTAACCCCATCCCCACCTAGGAGCACCAGCAGTGATCACCCGCCAGATCCCGTTCGACGTCGCCCACGCCCTGAACCACGTGGTTGACCTCGGCCAACCCCACGCGGGATACACCCCCATCGACCTCCAGCACGACGCCGACCTGCCCGACGGGCGCGAGGAATGGATCCTCATCGTGCAGCGCACCGACGACGGAACCCACTGGGCACTGCCCCTCATCGGGGACGAACTCAACCCCAAGTTCGTCAACCGCGCCAAGCAGACCGTGACCGCGCACCAGGTCACAGCCGTGCACAAGACCGAGTACGTCGCGGTCCAGCCGACGAAGGCGCCGAGCTACACGTGAACGCACACAACACCTGGCTCACCCGCGTGGCCAGAGCGATCCCGGAGGAACGGGTGCGCCTGTGGACCCTGTACCGAATCCACGTCACCCACGCTTCCGAGGACCACGACACCGCTCTGGCCAGCCTCAACGAACAACTCGACCAGGAGAAGAGCCCGTGACACCGCAACAAGTCCGCAGCCGGGTCGCTGATCGACCCGGCTGATGAAGACGCCGCGCACTCAGCGGAAGACCTGCTGTGGCAGGACACGCTCGCCGCCATCGCGGCGGGCGCTCCCCGGCCCCGCCAACTCGCCGAGGAAGCCCTCGCGACAGCGCGCCTGAATTTCCCCCGCTACTGCGCCTGAACCCAGCACGGGCCGCCCCGCCCCGGGGCGGCCCACCCCAGAAAGAGAGACCCCTGTGATCACCTTCGGCGCTCACTCCGACCAGGGCCTGCGAGATTCCCAGCAGGACGCACACCACGTCGTCTTCAACCGCGACACCGGACAATGGGCCGCCGCGCTCGCGGACGGGTTCGGTCCCGAGGACGATGTGGCCGAGGCCGCGCGGGAAGCCACAGTGACGGCAGCCACCAAGGCGGTCCCTTACGATCCCTACGTTGGTCTCGGCGAGGCCGCTGCCCGTCTCGGCCGTGACTACGACGGCGACTGTGTGATGGTCGTGGCCTCCCAGTACACCCCCAACGACGCGATCGACGTCGCATGGGTCGGTGACTGCCGCGCCTACACCTGGGCCGGAGGGGAGCTGACCCAGCTCACCCGCGACCACAACGAAGCCCAGGAACTCCTGGACGCGGGGATGCCCGAGGAGTTCGCGCGCAAGCGCCGCAACATCGTCACCACCAGCGTCGCCCGCAGCTTCGAATCGGAGTACGGCACCAGGTCAGCCGCCGCTCCGGAGTTGGTGTTGCTCACCACGGACGGGGTGCATGACGTGCTCGATGACGAGGAGATCAGCGAGATCGTGTGGCGCTTCGACACCGACCCAGAGGTGTGTGCCCAGGCCCTGGTGGAAGCCGCGCGGGAGGCAGATGCAGACCGTCCGAAGGCAGAGCAGAGCGGGGACAACGCGACGGCGGTCGTCATCCGCCTGTGAAGGGCGGGCGTGGGAGGACTACGCCTCCGCCTGGGCCTCCTGGGCGGCCTTCCTGCGGTCGCGCCGGTGTCGCCGGATGTAGGTGTCCCGGAAAGGGCCGTCTTCCGCGACCTGTGTGGGCGTGGCCTCCCCGGTGTCGAGGAGGCGGTCGATCTCGTCCCAGACCTCCTGGCGGGTCTTGTTGAGGGCCGCTTCCTGTCGGTTGTACTGCCTCGTCAACGCTTTGAGCTTGTCGGTTGCCATGTCCGATTTATAGCACAGGGTTCCGGAAGCTAGTTCCGGAAGAGTCTCGCTGACCTGGGCGGACCGAGCTAAGGTCAAGCCAACCCAAGACCGGAACAATGTTCCGGAATCTCATTCCGTTGGAGTTGTCATGCCCACCGCCCTCCTCCAGGTCACCACCTTCGAAGACCTCGCCGCCGAGCACGCCCCCACCGAATTCACCCTCGTGCCCGGATGCCCCCGGTGGCCCACCTACCTGGAGTGCCCCTGCTGCGGCGACGAACTCGGCGCAGCCGACGAGTTCCACACGGCCTGGATCAGCGAGGCGATCGGCGACGCCATGGAGGACCTCCTCGGCCGGCACGCCGACGAGCGGCGGAGCTGCGGGCGAGAACTCTACGCCGACGCATAAGCGCCCCTGGGCCGCCCCAGCCCGGGGCGGCCCCTCCCCCACCGACACAGGAACGGACCACCACCATGACCACCACCCAGTTCACGTTCGTACCCGCGACCAAGGAGCAGACGAAGGTGAGGGCCGCGTTCACCGGCCCTCCCGGCTCGGGCAAGACCTATACCGCCCTCAAGGTCGCCGCCCACCTCGGAGAGCCGATCGGTGTCATCGACACCGAGAACGGATCCGCGGCCGAGTATTCGACGGAGTTCGACTTCCAGCACCTGGTGATGCGTCACTACGCACCCCAGGACCTGCTGCATGCCATCGCCGCCGCCAACCAGGCTCAGATCGGCGTGCTCATCATTGACACCTGGTCGAAGTTTTGGAACGGCGTCGGTGGTGTCCTCGAACAGGTCGATCACCTGAGCAAGGGCGGCAACAAGTTTGCGACCGGCTGGCGAGACATTCGCCCCGTCGAGGCGGCGATGATCGAGGCGATCACCAGCTTCCCGGGGCACGTCATCGTCACGATGCGCAGCAAGGTCGCCTACGAGGTACAGACCAACAGCTCCGGGAAGGCCGTCCCGGTCAAGATCGGTTTGAAGCCCGAGCAGAGGGACGGCGTGGAGTACGAGTTCTCGCTGATCGGGGACCTCGACCGCGACCACACCATGACGATCACGAAGGCCCGCGCACACGCTCTCGACAGCCAGGTCATTCCCCGACCCGGGGAGGAACTCGCCCAGGAACTCCTGGCGTGGGTCAACGACGGCGTCCCCTCCCCCACGGCGAACAGCCTGCGAGACCAGGCGCTCACGGCCGACGTGACGGTGGAAGCGCTGCGCGGACTGCTCGCGGAAGGGCGACGACGCGGTCTGCTCGGGGCCCCGGTGATCGACCCCGCAACCGAGCAGCCCACGACCCTCGGTGACCTGATCACCCGGCGCGGCAAGGAGGCGGCCTCCCGTGCAGCATGAGGACCTGGTGCTCCTCGTCGCCGCCGCGCTGGTGAAAAGCGAGGTCGGCCAGGCCGATAAGGAACGCCGCAAGGCCCTGGTCTCCGACCTGGTCGAGGACCTGACCAGCACCATGGTTCCCGGCGACCGGACCACGGTCCGCGTCCGCGACGCGACCGGGAAGCCCGTGGCCATCGGCACGGTGCGCGTGGACGACGGGCCGGTCACCGTCACCGTCACGAACCCGCGCTCCTACCTCGACTGGGTGAAAGCCACCGCGGAGAGCGAGATCGAGGAAACCGTCCGCGAGGCGTACACGAAACGCGTGGCGGAGATGGTCCGCAAGCACGGCGGCGTGATCGACCCGGACACGGGCGAGATCGCCGAGGTGCCCGGCATGACACGCACCCAGGGACAGCCCAAGGTCGTCGTCACGCCCGCCTCCGGCGCGAAAGAGGTCCTCTCCGCTTGGTACAGCCACCAGAACTGGCTATCGCACCTCATCAAGGCTCCTACCAGCGAAAACGAGCTTGAGCAGGGGAACACTGTTCCGGTACAGTCTTCCTCAGTTGAGCGGTAAAACCGCACCTCAGGGCCGGTCGGCCACCCCGGCCGGCCCCACCCCGGAAAGGACCCGCATGCCCCACACAGACCCCTCCCCCGACGCCGCGATCCGCTCGGCCGAATGGACCCTCCAGCACTACGGAGCCAACGCCGCCGTCACCCGCCTCCACGACACCCCCACCAGCACCAACGCAGTAGACGAAACCGCCTGGACCCCCGACTGGCCCTACTCCGGAGACCTCGCCCTCTTCATCGAGGAAAACCTGGTGCACCTCTACCTCCGAGGACAGACCTACGCGCTTGCCGCCTTCGACTTCGAGGACCTCGAAGGCCTCGTCCCCCAGGCGATCCACCTCCTACGCACCAAGGAGCGCGCCGACAAGGAGGAGCGCGAGCGGACCATCCACGAGTACGCGGAGAAGCTCCATGCCTCCTACGCCTGCCACCTGGCCAGCCCGGAGCCCTGCATCACCTGCAAGGACTACGCCACCGCGTTCGTGAACAACCTCCCCGCCTAACCACCCCGCCCAGGGGGCGGCACCCCATGCCGCCCCTACCAGCCCCACCCCAGAAAGAGACGCCATGATCCCCGACAACATCCGCCGCAAGGTCCTCGCCCTGCTGGCAAAGGCCGAGGACCCCGCGACCACCGAAGCCGAGGCCGAGGCGTACACGGCGAAGGCCACCGAATGGATGGCCCGCTACGGCATCGACCGCGCCCTGGCCGCCGACCGCAACCCCACCAACGACACCCCGACGGACAAGATCGTCACCATCCCCAACCCCCGCGCCATGGTGAAGGCCCAGTTGTTCTTCCGGATCGCGGAGGCCATGCGGTGCAAGACCGTCCGCATTCCCCACCGGCGCGGTAAGTCCAACGGCACGCAGCGCGTCCACGTTTTCGGGTACACGTCCGACGTCGAGCGCGCGGAGGTCATGTACACCTCTCTCCTCCTTCAGATGATGAACGGTCTCGCGAAGATCACCACCGCCCCCGGAAACGTGCCGATCAAGACGTACAAGCGGTCCTGGGGCCACGGATTCGCGAACAGAGTGGGCGACCGTATCGAGGCCATCGAGCGCCAGGCCGCCCAGGAAGTCACCCCGCAGGCCGAAGGCCGTTCCACCGCCCTGGTACTCGCCAACCGATCCCAGGTGGTCGAAGCCCGCAAGAACACGGTGTACCAGCGCACCACCCGAGGCCGGACCACCTTCAACCTGTCCGGATACCAGGCGGGCGCCGAAGCCGGGAACCGCGCGGACATCGGGCAGACCCGCCTGAACGGCCGGGCCGCACTGGGCCGATAACCATGCCCACCATCTACTGCGCCACCGATGTCCAGACCACGCACGACCACTTTTCCCGACTGGCCGCAGCACGACGCAAACGCACGGCGATGCTCGGACAGTGGCGAATGCGCCTGGGTCTGGGCAGCACCGACCGGCCGGTGATGGACCACAGCAAGGTGGTGGGGTTCCGCTGCGAGGAGCCCCACCACCTGCTCCCCGGATGGCGGTACGAGACCCGCACCCGGACCCTCCGACCGGACCGGCGCACGAACGACGGCCTCCTGGCCTCCGCCGAGCTACGCGAGATCCCCAGCGGACGCATCGGAGGCAACCCCCAGGACCAGCCGTGGCCCGGAGGTATGCCCTCCACCGTCATGTACCGGCAACCCCCACCCGAAGGAGGGAGCCCGCGGTGGCGGATCGGCACCCCCAAAGCCTTCTTCTACGGCAACCGCCTGGCCATGGAGTGGGACCACATGCCCCCGGAACACGCCCAGCACATCCGGCTCGGCCTGTGGGAGGACGTCACCGCCGACTGGGAGTTCATGCTCCTCCTCCGATCCCTGACACCCCTACGAAAGGACGACCTGTGAGGATCCGGTTCCCCGGCACCCCGGTTCGCGTCGGTGAAACCTGGCGCCACTGCAACCCCCGAGACAAGATCGTCGTCCGCGTCACCAAGTTGTCCGACACCCGCATCGAGGTCGTAGACGCCGCGACGGGGAAACGCCCCCGTTCACTCCTGCGGCACTCCTTCCACGCCTCTCCGGTGACGCACACGGGAGCCCAGCGGAAGACTGGCTACGTCCAGGTCAGCGCCGCGCCGCTCCCCACCCCAGAGGAAAGAATCCGCGACGCGATCCAGCTCGTCCGCGAAGCGAAGACCGCCACCAGCGTCGACCTCGACAAGCTCCTAGCCGACCTGGACGAGGCGCTTCTCCCCCTCCCCTTCTGACCATCTCGGGGCCGCCCTGCGCGGGCGGCCCTTTCACCCAGGAAGCCCCACATGCTTTACACCCTGCACTTCACCGGCCAGGCGACACGCACCGTCGACGTGGACGCCCTCGACCTCGACGAGGCTCTCGGGCAATGCGACGACTTCCCCTTCCACGACGACACCGACGTCGACATCGAATGGCACTACCACCACGCCACCCTTGATGGGCACCTGGTCCAGGAGGAGCCGAGTCTCCACGAACAGCTCACGACGGAAGCCAACGGGCTCAACGAGGAGCTCATCAAGGCCCGTCGAGAGCTGGAGTTTTTGAAGGAGCAGGAACGGCTCCTCGACGCGGCGACCACGTTCGAGTTCACCGGGCCGCAGGGGACCGCGACCGTCACCCGACACCTCGACAGGTGGTTCGTGCACCACGCCGCAGCCGGACCTAAGGGGTGGGCCCAGTACACCACCCGCCCTGAGGCGATCGGCCGCGCCCAGGAGCTCGTCGGCTAATTCCCGTCGCTACCCGCCCCAGCCCGTTCCCGACCTCGGGGCGGGCCTTCCCGCTCTGGAGCTGACATGACCACCCGCCTCGCCCCCGAGTATCGGTCCCTGCACAAGGTCGCCAAGCGGCACGGTTGGACGGTGACCCGTCGCGCACGGCATCTGGAGTGGCGACCACCCCACGGAGCCGGATGGGTCATCACCTCACTCACTCCGTCCGATCACCGCTCCTGGAAGAACGACCGCGCAGCGCTCCGCCGCGCCGGACTCCCCATCCCTCACTAGACCTCGGAGAACCTCTATGCACCACGACACCCACCGCGAGTGCGCTCGCGGACGACACTGCCGCTCCGCCACGACCACCCTCGAGGGTCACCTCTCGCCCGCACTCACCTCGCGCACCTTCTGCGACCCGTGCGCGGCCGACATCACCCACGCCCTCCACCAGTTCCCCGAGCACTACGAGGAGCTGGGGCACCTGCTCCGGGAGAAGAACAGACACACCACCGCGGAGAAGGTCTCCACCAGCCGCCCCGAACCGCCCTCCCCGCTGGACTTGGAGGTGGACCGGCTCATGGTCAACATGGGTGATCTCCTGGTGTCTTGGGAGGAGCGGGTCCGCGCCGTCGCCGGCCTCGATCCCGCCCCGGCCAACGTGTCGTGGGGGCAGCGCACTGAGATGATCCGCAGGGCCTGCCTCGTTCTCGCCCGGTTCGTGCCTACGCTGATCGGACTGTCACCTGAGCCGATGCGTCGTGTGCTCACCACGGAGGACCTCGGGAAGCTCCCGGAAGACGTTCTCGGGGTGGTCCGCCCGGAGTATGTCGACGCCTACCCCGACCTGTCCGGCGCCGACGCGGGACGGGAAATCCTCTGGTTGCACCGCCGCGCCGAAGCAGTCACCGGGCAGGCCGTAAAGACCGTCACTCTGGACGGGGTGCCGTGTCCTTCCTGCGGGCTGATGATGCTCACCCGCAGGGCTGGGGAGGATGCCGTGTGGTGTGCGGGGTGTCGGACCGCAATCCCTATCGGGGAGTACACGGAGTGGACCTGTCAGCTGACACGACAGGTGGAGTGACCTGTACCAAAGGGCGCCTTGTGACGAAGTGTCCTCTGTAGTGATCACGAGAGATATCGCGTGTCCCGAGGCTCGCGGTGGCAGGGATGGATGCTCGCCTGGCTTATGAAGGGACCCATGGTCTCAGCTGCCACCCCGATAAATTACCAGGAGGCAGTGAGGTTTTCTCAACGAAGATCATTTCCACTGCCCGTTGAGGACAAGAGCCGCGCGGGCAATGTCTCCGATCCGGTTCGGGCTAAGCGTGACACGCTTCAACGTCCTCCAGCGCTCCTTGAGCTCGGCGGCGGTGCGCTCGCCGAGCGCGCGAACGTGCCGCAACAGCGCGTTGTACATCCGGGTATCCGCGTGGAGCGCCCCTTCGCCTTTGCCCGTAGGGCGCTTGATGGGGGTGTGTACGCCGATACCCGCGCCCTGATAGCCCTTGTCCGCCAGGGTGGGCAGGCCCTCGGCCGCTGCTTTGTACAGGGCAGGCAGGGCGTGGATGCGGGCGGCGGTGATGTCGGGGGTGGAGCCGGGTTCGGCCTCGGAGACCCACAGCGGGGTGCCGTCCGGCGCGGACAGGAACTGGATGTTGCCGCCGAAGGCCTTGTGTTTCTGGCTGAACCACAGGTCATTGCCGTTCTCACGGACTTCCGCGAGACGGTCGGACTCGATCAGCGTGCCGTCGAGGACAAGGTGTGCCATGCCTTCGCTGTGACAGCGGGTCAGGACCTCATGTAGGTCGGGGGCCTGGTCGGTGAGGACGTCGATGCCTTCGTGTAGGTAGCGGTAGCCGGTGGCCTGGGAAACGTCGGCGTCACGGGCCAGGCAGTGCACGCAGCCGTGCTCACGGAACCAGCGCAGCACCAGCACCGCCTGGCGGAAGGGGCCGAGTGTCCGCGAGCCCTTCGGGGTGCCGATCCGCCGCCGGTGGGCGGCCAGGTGACGGGCGAGGAACTCAACGAGGTGGCGCGGGACGTCGAGGGTGGCAGAATAGGTGACCAACGTGAAGCCTCTGGTAGCTACGGACATGATCTTGTGGTGAGACCTGTCCTACCAGGGGTTTCACGTCTGTCTGGGGTCAGGGTCGGCCCGTACCGTCTTGTGTTCGCTCACAGCAACCTGCTATTTCGCTGAGAAAACCTCAGTGGTGGCTGAGTTCCCCGGGAGCATGATGCCCGCTCCACTTGGGAGCCCCGGCCTGCAGCCAAGATCACCGCATGGAGTCACTAAAGGTAACGATTTCGGCGGGATAATCTCACCCAGGGTGAACCAGGCCCATAGCCTGCACACCTGTTTCCGCTGTCCCGATCGCTCTTGGCCACACCAAAGCCTTTGAGCACGGCGAAGGCACACCTGCGCACGCTCGCCAATACCACAACTAACCCCAGAAACACATCACCCTCAAATGCAACAAAAGAATAAATTTCTCACAAAGAAACAGCATACTCCACTGTCGCGAGAAAGTTAATGCAGGTCAACCGCACTTAGGGCGAAACATCACTCTAACCATGAACCATGGCTTCATGTTCAGCTAAACCTTATGGTACGATCACCATGAAACATGCATTAGTTTCCCCCATAAGAGAGAAAGATGTTCCCCCAAAAAAGAACTCAGATCGCAGCCTCTCTTCTTGGAATCAGCCTCGTTGGAATCGTACCAAGCAACGCATTTGCCAATGAGTCAAACCAAGATCCCTTTGCTCAGCTGCAAACCGCCAAAATCGATCTTGGTGAGATCGATATCAATACACCATCTCACGTGTCGACCTTCAGCTCGACAGACGAATCTACTTCCAAAGTAGATGAATATCTGGAACAGCAGGCGCGGGAGGGAAACCTCGTTGATATCGGCGATGTGAGAACGGCACAGCTAGCTGATCCACTCACAGAAGGCACAATTGATCTCGTATGGGTAGATGGTCTCATTCCCAGCGAGATCAACCGGTCCGAGCTGCCACTGGATGACGAACAAAGCCAAAGCGGCATCGGTGTAGGATTCGCCCAGGAACCCGCGACAGAAGAAGAATTCAACTCCCAGACAGTAGGCATGGGATACAACTATGCAGAGCCAAATGGGATGTATAGAGTATCTAACGACTGCTGGTGGGGGTATTTTGAGCCAGCCTATTCATCCGAAGCCGGAAACCATCATCAAATGATGAGTTGCTATGAGAAATGGGCCGAATCAGGCACCAGGGAATGGGCATATAACCGGTGGGGGCTTTGGGACATGGCCGCTCACTCTTGGGGCAGAGCTGAGACAGTCGATTACACTATTCGCAGTCGCCCTTGGGCAGGAACCTCGAGCGACATCACCAAGCTCAATAGGTGGGTTCCCCTCGGTCCTTCGCAGTGCACTCCTTCAGGAGGCACTTTCAGCCTGACCTTCGCAGGAGCCGGGATCTCCGTTCCTATTGGAGACTGCACCAATACAGAGGTTGATCCCAATCTCGCTGAACGTTCAATGGGTATCGACTGGAATGGGAAAAGCAGTAACCAACTGGGGCTCGACTTCGCAATGCATGTGACGGCTCGCGACTCCAGCCTCATCCCCTCGTTCGCAGACTACAACTGGGCTGAAGTCCAGAACTGCGGAGCATTCTGCGCTCCTGGTAACCCGGTCTATGCACATGTCCACAAAGATAGCGGCTGGTAAATAAGTTGCTTCAATTGAAGAACAATGGGATGCCTCGCACCAAGCGGGGCATCCCGCCCTTGTATTTTATTTTTATTTCATTTCTTGCGCTCGCAGTAGTGGGTTCTCTTTGTTACATAAAAACAACAGGCGTGGGCACTATCCGGTCCGCAGGTCCGCTTGAGAAAGAAGATCCATGTGAGAATCCAACACCAAGAGAAACTTGCTCTTTTGTTGCCACTGGTTCGGGTACAAGTCGCTACGGGTTCATAAGAGGAACAGGCGAAGAAGCAGTCATCGTTGATGTGGGTGGCCCAGGGTCTTCCATCCTCTCAGGCAGTATAAGGTTGGAAGAACTTGCTTCCTCCTTCTCTCTCCCGAACGATTATAGCTTCGTCTTCGTCGAGGAACCTTGGGTCCAAAAAGATAACTCCGAAGACTGCAGGAACATGCTGCAAACCTTCTATGCCGAAACGCGGAAGGAAGGAAGCCCGAACTCAGGATCAGCAGAAGCACTCGTTAAAAATTGTCAAATTGAAAACCAGGAATCATGGAGTTTCACGAAAGAATCTTATAGTGAAATCGTTGAAGCGATCGAGATAAAGGAAGATGTCAAAGTAAAAGCCTTCCTAGGTTACTCATTCGGTTCCGCCAGGCTTTCCTATCTGGAAGGACGCGACTTGGACTGGGTGACATTGATCAGGCCTTTTCCGGTTGGCGCAAGCGGGGAAGAACTGATCAACTCCAGAGCAAACCAAGCCCAAAAAATAATCAGCAACATGGAAACAAGTAGACTGCCAGGCGGGAATAACCTAAATGGGAGATCTATTCCAGTAGAAGAGTTCGACTATATATCCGCAGAAATAGCCCTAGGCTATCTCACCCCTCGAGAAATATCTGTTTACTCAGATAAGTTGCGCGAAAGACAAGATGACCAGCTGGCTGGAGAGCTATCTGATTCGCTCTGGCTAAGGTATGGCGAAAGCTCGATGTCTCCAGCTTACCTATCCTACCTGTCAGAGGTCTGCAACATAACTTCGGGTTGGCCCCAGGAAGAGTACTCGAGTCACAGTCACCTTTCTGTGATTTCTGGAATGCACACCCCTTGCTCTTTTATGGATGGCCAATACCAAGATTTTTCCGTTTCATCAAAGGAAACTTGCGTGGTGGTTTCCGAAAATGATCCATTGACTGATCCCGGCTTGATTAGAAGATATTTTGAGGAAATCGAAGATGTCACGTGGATCGAGTCCAAAGAAAACTCCCACCACTCTTCCGATGGAACCATGGAATGTCTAAACGCCATTCAAAAATAACTATTAGCATCCGCCTCTCCGTTTTTCTGATCGGTAATCTTCTATGTTTGGAAGTTCACAAAAAACATGGGGTCATGGTCGAATGAAGTCAAAGGCAAAGGTGGCATCCCAGCTTCTGGTACTAACCTTCCTGATAGCTTCCTGTGCTACATCTCAGGAACATCAGTGGAATGCGAAAATTTCCGTGAGCAATATTTCGGAGAGCCCGCTCGCCCTGCGTAATGAACACAGTCTCATCTGGTCCGGCGAAGAGCTACTGGTTTGGGGTGGCCACAGCACAACTCAGCACGACTCCTTCTCCGATGGCGCCGCCTATTCACCTGAAACTGATTCCTGGCGAAGGATAGCGGAGGGAGAACTGGAGCCGAGAACCCGACACACAGCCGTCCTAGTAAGAGAACGAATGCTGGTCTGGGGCGGGTTCACTCCTGATTATTCTAACCGCGAAGACGGTCACCTGACACGAGAAGGAGCCTTCTACGACCCTAAAACGGATACTTGGGAACCTATTGCGGAAGCGCCGGAGGCGAGGTCCTCGGCACGAGCGGTCAACCTCGACCAGCATGTGATTTTTGCAGGAGGATATAATGAACTTGGAAGCAATAGTCTTCTCATATACTCACTAGTGGATGACACCTGGGAAACCATCCCCTTAACAGGGGCAGATGCGGGTTTCCAGGTATACGACCTGCAAGTGCTCAATGACTCGGTAATGATCATCGGAAATTCTTCGCTCAAACTGTCCATGGCGATGTTCCGTGTGGGTGAAACAAGCGCTCCAGTCCAGAGCATCACCGGTTTGGAGGAGATCCAGGCGGAGCACATTTTCACAGGGCTGGCAATCTCGCCTACGGGTGAAGCGCTAATGGCGGTGCGAGGCGGAGAACAAACAAATCTGTATGAGCTTGACGAACAGGGTCAGGCGGAATTGGTAGGCGAACTAGATTACAGCGATTTTCGCCCTCCAGTTTCCTCAGCCTCTTATCAATCCCAGGCGGGAGAAATGGAGTTCCTAAACGAGGCTATGTTGATAGCAACCGCACCTGGGGAATTTAGCCTTTGGAATCTGGAGGAAGGTACACACCACCGTTCACAGGAAAATGAACTGAAAGGCTACTGCGACCTTCTCATACCCATTTCGGAGAATACATTGCTCGGCTGGGGCGGTTTTGGATGTGAACCGACAGGAGTCAAGGTCGACATGAATACCTAGTGCTCCGTTAGCAGGGTTAGAGATCCTACGTCTATCTGTTTCTGGAATTTAAGGACAGGTTAGTTCTGATCGGGTCATATGAGGGCCTTTGGGTGGATCGGTGACGAGTTCAAAAAGCACAAGCTTGATCACTTGCTTACGAATTGGTGCGTGATAGCGGGTGAGGCAAGGGATGAACGGCTGTGGCATGATCCCGCCGTGACGATCAAGGCCAACCATGCGGTCCTGGCCCATCCACGGCTCACCGGAATCTCCCAACACCACCTGGCCGCGCTCGTGGAGAAGCTGGCCCGCCCCTGGGAAGCGGCCGTTAAAGACCACCAGTACCAGGTCCGGGTCGGGGCGAGGAAACGGGCTGCCGGAGCCGGTGCCGGGCACCGATTGGTCTTCGTCGACCGCCTAGTGGCCACCCTGATCCACCTGCGCCATGACCTACCGCACGCGGTCCTGGGGCGGCTGTTCGGAGTGGACCGGTCCACCGTCACGCGGGCTGGGAGCCAGATTCGCGTGCTGTTGGCCGAGCGGGGGTGCGCAGTCCCGAACCGTCCGGGGGTGCGTCTGCCCACCTTGTCGGACGTGTTCGCTTACGCCCAAGCCGAGGGTGTGGAACTGCGGTTGGATGCCACCGAAGTCCAGGTGCGCCGGCCCCGTGCGGGTCGGGGCGGGCAGCGGGCGTTCGTGGCGGGTAAGAAGAAGCAGGACACGATGAAGGCCACCGTCGTGGCCGACCACCGCGGGCGCACGCTGTGGACCGGCTTCCTGCGCCCCGGACGCATGCACGATGCCACAGCGGTTCGGCTCGAAGGCATCGACGCGTGCTTCCGCCACTTCTCAGAGGTAGAAGTGCTGCTGGACGACGGTTACTTCGGTCTGCGGCGTGATCACCCAGGTCAGGCCATCACACCACCGCGCAAGCCGAACCGGAGCGCCCTGCCCGAGTTCCACGAGCGGTGGAAGCACCACCGCCACACGCATTCCTCAGATCGGATCACCGTCGAACACGCCCTGGCCGACCACAAGCGCTGGAAGCAGTTGACACGCTGGACCCACCGGCACGAGAACCTACCGGGCCATCGCCGGACTGGTCTCCGACCGCACCGCGAACATCTGAAAAGCACGGCAGACGGGGCCACCACGCCTCACCCGCTATCACGCACCCACTCGTAATAACAGCCGCTGTCCCCTACCGCTGCCGCGTTTACGCCCCGACCGTCTTGGCAATGACGGGATTTGCTATCCGTGGCTGGCTTAATCTCGATTGGGCTGCCTCATCCGCGGTTCGTGTTCCTCAGTGCAGGGTTTCGCCTCGGGCTTCCTTCCGACCCCACCTCGCGATGACACCGTTGCCTTCGGCTCACGGTTAGCACCGTCTCTTCCCGCAAGAGACTTTCGACCTCAAGCGCCAGGCGTACCAGCGATGACGCCCCTGAGGGTTCCTCCGGGTCATTTTTGGTGCTTCTGCTGTGCCTGCAAGCACTTCGTACCGAGGAAGTACGTGTAGAAGAGGAGGAGGGGATGGGCGGCCGGCCCAGAGGCCCTAAGAGGAAAACCGCCCACCCCGCACCAAACAACTCACTGAAACAGGAGCCATCTCCACCATGGTAGAGGATCGGCCGACAGAGACCCTCCAACAGATCGCGGATCGGTATAAGACGACGCTGAACATGGTGCGACGGAAGTGGTCCCACCACGCCGCGTGGCCCCGTCCTGCTGGCAAGGAGGGCCAAGCCTTCATCTACTACTCCGACGAGGTGGACGAGGCGACCCGGGTCATCTTCGGTCTGCCCCCGGAGGAGGGCTCACCCGATGACCTCCTGACGTGGGAAGGGGTGTGCGCCTACTTGACCAAGGGCACCGTCACGGCCGAGCAGATGTACCACCGCCGTTGGAAGGGCACATGGCCCCGGGGGAGGGTTGTGGACGGGGTCGAGCGGTGGACCCGCGAGGAGGCCGAGGCCGCGCATGTGGCGATCGTGCGATCCCGGGGTGGACGCGGCAACCCCTTGCTCTAGGTCCCATCCTAGGTATGGTCTGACCACAGCTGAGGGGCAGGAAACCCCAACGCGGCACCGAACGGCCTACCGAGGAGTACGCATGACCTTCCAGCCCGGCGACCGCATCACCTACACCGGCGACAACACGAACTGCCACGGCCTGACAGGCGGCATCCTCAAGGCCTGCGACTGCGACCTTTGTGACCACCAGCAGGAGACGGCAGGCGCCGAAGGCGAAACCCCCACCCCCCGCTACGTATGCCTGGGCAGCCGGAACTCCTGGAGCATGTGGGTCGTGCACCACGTACCCGCCGAGCACATGAGCCCGCGCCCCTAACCGCGACAGCCCCCGGATCACCGGGGGCTTTCCTTTTCCCAACGCTCTTGCTCTAGGTCCTATTTTCCTTAAGCTGACGACCACGGCGGGGCAGGAAACCCCGCCTCCACCGAACGACACCGGAAGACCACATGCGCATCATCGACACGCCCCTCTACAAGGCCGCCGCCCGCGCCCTGGGCGACATGGACCTCCTCGACGCCGAAGTCGAAACCGCACGCGCCGCGACCTGGACGCAGCCCGAAGGCGAGCAGCGCATCAACGCAGTCCGGCACTACTTCGCGCTGCGCCGCGACCAGGAGGCCGCCCGCGCCCGGTACGCCGAGGCCAGCGATCGACTCACCACGGCCTGCCTCGCCCTGGGCGTCACCCCGCCCCTGCCCACCGTCTAGCCACCCCCCGGGGGCTGCCGCAGGGCAGCCCCCACCGAACGGAGTCCCATGCCCTACGCCCCCATGCTTGGCCGCCTTCACCCTGGCCACCTTTCGCCGTGCCGGTATGCCTCCCGGGGGTGCCGGTGCTACGTGCCCTCGGGACAAACGGGCACTCGGGCGAAAGTTCTGCGCCGGAAGTCCCAACGCGCCAAGGAGAAGCGCGCACTGGCCCGGAGTGTGTTCCGAGACCGGTAGCTCCCCACAAGAAACCGGCGCGTTATCTTCCAGGAACCAGCTTGTCTTGCTCTAGGTCCCATCTAGCGTAAGCTCAAGACCAGAAAGCGGGGCAGGAAACCCCGCCAGCGCCAAACGACCAAGGGAGCAAAGATGCACATCACCGAGACGCCGATCTACAAGGCCGCCACCGCCGCCCTGGAGGCGAAGATCTACCTGGAGGACGAAGTCAAGCGCGCATACGACGCCGCCCTGAAGCAGCCCCGGGGCGAGGAGCAAATGGCGATTTCCTTCTACTACCTCAGCCTTTGCGGGGACCTGAAGGCCGTAGAGCAGTACTACGCCGAGACCACGATGAACCTGATCGTCGCCTGCCGCGCCCTGGGAATCGAGCCCACCATTCCTACGGCGTAACGAAGCAACCAAGGGGCACCTTCGGGTGCCCCTTTTTGCCTGAACGCCCCCACTATGAGCGATACAGGTAACTCCATCGTCCAAGTACCAACCCCAAATTTCGACTTGCTCTAGGTCGCATCTTCCTTAAGCTGGAGCCAGAAAACAGCGACAGGAAGGGACGAAATCATGAGCGCCAACGACACCCTCAAGGGCCTCGAAGACCTCACCGAAAACGAGTACCAGAAACTCGTGAAACTAGGAGCCGAAGTGCAGGCATGCAGGGCCATCGTCAACATTTCCAGGAATCTCAGTTTCCTCGGAGTCCTCGACGACGCAGAGTACGCCTTCACTGAGGCATGCGAGCAGTACGGGGCCGACCCTGACGAAATGAGAATGGAACTCGCCTAAAACCAGGGTTCCTCTGGCACCGAAAAACCAGGGGAACCCTGCTTGCTTCACCCCCCACACCGAGACAAGCTGAAGCCAACACCGAAACGAAAAGGAAAACACGATGAACATTGACGACAGCGGTTACATCTTCGACGAAGGTTTCAGCGAGAACGCGATCCTGGCCATCCTCGACGCCTGCGCCGAAGACAACGGATTTACGCCCCCCAACGGCAACGAGGGCGACATGATCGACCGGTTCGTGCGCGCATTCAACCGGTGCGCACCCAAAAATTACACCTTGAACGCCACAGACGCGACCATCGAAGCACCCTGGTGCAGCGAACTGGAAGAGGTAGAGAACGACATCCGCGACCCCAAAGAGATCATCCCCGACGACGAATCAGCCTCCTGGAAGCCCACCGAAGAGGAGATCGAAGATCTTTTCTACGAGACCGCGGAGAACGCTTTGAAAACCTTCTGGAAGAAATAGCACCGACAGATAAATAACTACGGCCAGCGGGCAGGAAACCCGCTCCTCCGCACCAAACGAAACCATCCCAGGAGCCACAATGTTGCACCCCATGGCCGCCACCGCACCGCCCACCACCCTCACCTTCAATAGCACCCACGCAGTCATCACAGGAGTCCGCTACCAGCACCTCGGCACATGCCGCGTATGCCGCAAGAGCAGCCACACATGGAGCGACAACGGCGAACTCCGCGTCGGCCTGCACATCCGCAACAACGGGAAGACCTGCCGGTGGTACTCCGAACTCCACCCCGCACCCCCGGTCCCCCATGACGCCTGCCCCCACTGCGGAGCAACAGGACGGTGGTGGTACCCGATGCGGAACACCAGCCCTCTCGACAGCAACCCCTACTACGTGAGCGCCATGGGTGACGCCTACGAGCGAGAGCAGGAGGTGTACGCACGCCTCCGAGAGGTGCGTCCCGAGGCGTGTGAACGTGCCGACCGCGCCGACGCGCGAGGCCACAAGCGGTTTCCGGCCCCGAAGGGTGCGTGACCTCATGCCCGACCTCGACCACGCCAGCGACGAGTTCCGCGCGCTCCTCACGGTGACCGTCTACGCCGTACTGACCACCGCGGGCCCCTCCCTCACCTTCGACATGGAAGCGATCAAGGCCCACGCCGAAGCCCGGGTCCTCTTCAAGCAGGTCTGCGACCTCGGCGGCATCCACCCCGACGACATCGCTGCCTACTTGTAACCCCCCGGTGGGGCGGGCAGGAAACCCGCCCCACCACACCACACGACACACCAGGAGCCCACCCATGTCCCTCTCCCCGTACTACGAAGGCGCACCCGAGTGGTACATCCGCGCCGCCAGGGAAGCACTCCAGCCCCTCCCGAACTGGCTCACCATGCCGTCACCAGGACACAGCGCCGAGGTGCTCCACGACCACGAGCACGGACAGGTCAACATCGCGGTCGCCATCGACACCGGCCGAACGCAGTACTACGACCGGCCGCGCCCCGGAGCGGCACGGGAGCAGTGGACGAAGGCCCGCATCGACGTGGCAGAACGGTTGGAGCAGGCCGGTTTCACCGTCACCCGGCTCACGCTCGCCGGTTTCAAGGCCACCGCCCCCGAACCCGATCCCAACGACACCCCCACGGTCGAGCTTGTCCGCTCCCCGGTGCTCGGCGAGGTCGGCCGGTACACCGCACACATCGCGGGACACCCCGAGCTGGTCGGCGACATCGACGCACACTTCGAGGTGATGCACAGCAACGGCTACACCCTGACCAGCCCGAAGAACACCACGGTCGGCCGGTACCCCACCGAACACGACGCCGCCCACGCCTGGGCCCTCCACTGCGGATTCCCGCCGCCCACCATCGTCACCCGCTGAACACGACCCACGGAAAGGACCTCGTGCACGCCCCCATGCTCGCCGCGACCCGGCGCCCCGGACACCTGGATTGCCGGTGCCAGGAGATCGATCCCACCTCGCAGCGCCGGGCACGGCGCTGGATCAGAAGGCAGAAGCACACCTGCAAGCACGCCGCTCGCCGGTACTGGAAGCGGCTGCTGCGCACCGAGATCACCCCGTATCTGTAAGCGCCTGGGGGCAGGCAGGAAACCTGCCCCACCACCAACGACACCGAAAGAGCCACCACCATGAGCACCGACAAACCGTCCTTCGCAGAGCGCGAGGAAGCCCGCCGCGACCGCGCGCTGGAGCGGGCCGACAGGTTCTCCGGGTACGCGGGCAACGCCGCACGCCGAGCAGACGCCGTGCACCGCCGCGCTGACGACATCGCGGAGCACTTCCCCCTCGGACAGCCGATCCTTCGAGGCCACTACTCCGAGCGGCGCGCACGCCGCGACCAGGAGCGCGTCACCAAGGCCATGTTCAAAGGCGTGGAAGAGGCCGGCCGCGCGAAGTACTGGACGAATCGAACAGAAGGTGTCGAACGCAACCTGGAGAAGCGGTACGACCCGCACGTCACCCTGCGGCGAATCGACCGGCTCGAAGCCGAGCAGCGCAGCATCGTCCGGCACCTACGCGACCCGTGGGATGAAGCCCACCGGGTACAGCTCCTCAACCGCCAGTCCGAGATCGAGGAGGAGCTCGTCTACTGGCGCAAGGTCGTAGAGGAAGCAGAGGCGTCCGGTGTGAAGGTGTTCTCCTCCGAGGACTTCAGCAAGGGCGACTTCGCGCTCATCGATGGCGTGTGGTGCGAGGTCAAACGCGTCAGCAAGAAGACGGTCACCATCGGGTCCCTGATCGGCATGGTCGGCCGGAAGATCTACCGACTCTCCGACAACCCGTATGGGTGGACCGACACTGTGGTGTACAGCAAGGTCAGGGGCAGGAAGAGCGCAGAGGAGATCGGTTAGCAGATGTAGAGCGCAGGGGCGTGCCAACGAGAGTACGCACGCCCCTTCTGTTCGCTGCGGACGGTGTGCTCTGATAGACGAGCTTTCCTCAGCCTTGGATGGTGTCCCATGGTGAAGATGACCGGCCAACCCCGCTCCCTCCCCCTCCCGTCAGGAGGGGTCTCTGGGAAACAGAAGTTCAGCCATATCAAGCACAGCGAGCGCAACCAGATGAGAGGAGCGGGGATGAGCTGGAAGGAGATCGCCGCAGAGAACAAGCGACGGAAGAACACCGGAGCCCCTCCCGTCCACTAACACCCCTAGAAACTTTTTCAGGCGCGACACGCCGGGCGTGTCAAGTTTCAGAGCCCGGCACGTAACGCGTTACGTTTGAGGCCTGGAAGAACCATGCCCTCAACCGATCCGGTTGGGGGCTTTCGTGTGTCCGGAGGTGCTCGCGTGGAGCTGCTCGACGTCAACCAGCTACTGACCTACGAGCAGGCCGCGCGCCAGGCCGGTGTCAGCGTGCCCACGGTGCGCATGTGGAAGAACCGTGGCCACCTCCCGGTCGCCCAGGACCCGCACGGCCGCGATATCTACGTCGGCCGCTCCCCGCGCTTCCGGCTCCTCGACGTCGCCAAGGCCGAGCACGCTACCCGGCAGGCAGCGCGCCGTCGCCCTCTCGTCCCGGCCTGAAACATCTCGACGGCCGCTCCTCCCCTACCCCTTCGGTGTCTCCGCTCGGCGCCGTCTTCGCCTCGGCCGTCGCCAGGGATCGGTGGCCGACCGCGCGTGTCCCATCCCTCGCCTGATCTCTGGGGGACCTCTACCTGTGCAGCAGACTCTGCCCACCGACGCCAAGCCCCGTATCGACGTGGACGGCATCTTTCCGTTCTCGATCCTGCGCTCCGACCGGGGTATCTGGCAGAACCGCAAGAAGGCCTGGGCTGAGCTGGGCTTCGACTCCCAGGCCGGACGCGAGGGCGTCAAGACCTGGGACACCAGCTCACCGTTCGGCAAGCAGCAGCTTATGAAGATCAGCAACGGGCTGAGCACCTTCGACCCTGTTCTGGCCGAGGTCAGTTACGAGTGGTACGTCCTCCCGAACGGCAAGATCCTCGACCCGTTCGCCGGGGGCAGCGTGCGCGGCCTCGTCGCCGGACACGGCGGTTACGACTACCTCGGTGTGGATCTGTCCGCCCGCCAGGTCGAGGCCAATGAACTCCAGGTCGAGGACTGGCAGCAGCGCGGACTGATCGAGGGCAGCGTCGAGTACATCACCGGCGACGCCGCCGACGTCGTCCCGAAGCTGGCTGACGAGTCCTTTGACTACGTGTTCACGTGTCCGCCGTACCACGATTTGGAGGTCTACTCCGACGCTCCCGATGACCTCTCCAACATGGAGTGGGACGACTTCGTGGACGCCTACACGCACGTGATCGCGGAGTCCGCGCGCACCCTGAAGAACGACCGGTTCGCGACGTGGGTGGTCGGAGACCTCCGGGATCGGAAGGGCAACATCCGCGGGCTCGTCCCGCTGACCATCGCCGCCCACGAGGCAGCCGGGATGCACCTGTACAACGACGCGATCTTGCAGAACGTGCTCGGGACCGTTCCCCTGCGGGTCGGCAACCAGTGGCGGGCCTCCCGGAAGATGGGGCGTCACCACCAGTACGTCCTGACCTTCGTCAAGGGCGACGCCAAGAAGGCCACCCGTAACATCACCAGCCCGGAAGCCGAATGACCTCCTCCCTGCTCGCCCACGCCCAGGCCTTCCCCGACTTCACCCCGACCATCACCCCGATCGAGGAACACGACGGGATTCTGGTGAAGCGCGAGGACGCCTGGGCGCGCGGTGGCGCCTCCGGTGCCAAGGCCCGCGCCCTGTTTACCGTGGCTTCCGGCAGCCAGGGAATCGTGTCTGCTGGGGCGCGTATCAGCCCTCAGTTGGAGCGGGCTGCGCTCGTCGCCCACGCCCTCGGCATTCCCGCACGACTCCACACCGGTTGGGGCAAGGTCACCCCGGAAACCTCCGTGGCCGTGTCCGCTGGTGCGGAGCTGTTCCGCCACCGTCCCGGACGACTCTCGGTCATCCGCGCCCGTTACCGGGCCGACGCCGAACGCTACGAACCCCTGGGGTGGGCGTGCGTCCCTTTCGGCATGGAACACCCCACCTACCTTCAGCAGGTCTCTGAGCAGGCGTCACGCCTGCCGTGGGTGCGTCGGATTATCGTCCCGGTTGGGTCGGGGATGACGCTCGCCGCGATCCTGCGCGGCCTGAACGCCTCGGCCAACCCCTCCCCCGTGCTCGGTGTGCGGGTCGGCGGCGACCCCACCCGGACCCTGAACTGGTACGCGCCCGGGTGGGAGGACCGCGCCACGCTCGTGGACGCCCAGGACAGCTTCGACACCGCAGTCGGCAACATGCTCGGTGACCTGCGACTGGACCCGCACTACGAGGCCAAGACCCTGCCCTTCCTCCAGGAAGGCGACCTTCTGTGGGCGGTCGGAATCCGCGCCTCCGCCCTCACCTAAAAGACGTGCCCGGCAGGCACCAGGAAACCAACACACCAGGTGGGGCGCAGCATCTCGCCACCACCACACCGCCTGTGATCCCTGCCGGGCAACACACGTGTCCTCCAGCGTGTGGCTCCACCACCCCCACACACCTCTCCCTGGGTGGATGTCGAGCCCGCTGGAGGACACCCAATCCTTTCCCCGGTGCTGGAGAGCCGCGCCATAAGCACGCTGGTGATCATCGCCGACGACATACACCACCTACGCGAATCCACCCAGCCTGCTGTGATATGTGCAGGGAATATTGGGTTAACGACTCAACAGCACACGAACTGCGGAAATTAATTTAGCCCAGAGCAGACCGACTCAAAAATCAGCCTCTCCTCGGCCGCTTCAACACGTATCGAGAACCGATCTTTGCTGTCGGTGTCGAATCGATTCCGACAAGCTCCCATCCTTGAGCGCCAAGTTCGTTGAGCTTCTTCTGCGGGTCGTACATTTTTTCCACAACCATGTACTCCCACATCTGTGGAATCGCCTGCGTGTGCACCACTTGAGGAGGTGCTGCCCCTGGGTGAGGCTGTTGGTAATGCTGCTGGTTATACATCGTTCTCCTCCCACCCTACTAGCTCACGCCGCAGAGAATCATTGGTAGGCGCTACGGATTCGCGGAACGTTCGGCAAGCTCGCTTGGGATGCCCTACAGGCCATGCTTCTCCATAAAAGCAAGCATCTTTGCCCGCCGCTTCGCGTACTCCTCTGGGGTGATTTTCCCCGTGTCCAACATCGCGTTCAGTTCCGCAAGTGGCTTCGCCACAAGTGGATGATCCAAACCCTGTGGTGTCTGCTCCATCGACACATCCCGCCACGTCTTCACCGGACCCGCGTCTGGGGCAAGTATCGCCTGTTCCAGCTCCGGGCCTCCCCACGCCACCTTGAACGAGCGCGGCCCGGCAGCAGTGTGCAGCGTCATCTTCCCCAACGATCGGTCCACCCCAGCGACGGGGAGCAGCACCGTCGATGTGGCTGGCCTCCCGAACAACGCGGCGGCCACGAATAGCACACGTTTACTGGTAGCAACCGCCACAGCGGCTTTCCCGTCGAGGCTGACGGACCCAACGGCGTTCACAGTCTCGCTGCTGTTCAGTTCACGATCAGCCGCAGCGAGGGCCTTCTTCAGACCGATGAACGATCCGTGTCGGGCTGCCCGTTCGAGGTCTTCACGCACAGCTTCACGCCCTTTCTGGCGTTGCGGGGGACTTAGGCTCTTATGATCCCACCACTCCAGTCCTGGAAGAAACCGTGAGCATCCTCCAGATCACCGTTCCCAACGCGGATGAGGCAGTTCGTCACCGCGCCGTCGAAGCCCTCATCAACCAAGACGTGCAGATCCAGGCCGCCACCCTCAACGACAGCACCCCAACCCAGCCGAAGCGCGACTTCGCTGGTGTGGTGCTCGGAGCGGGATTCGCCGTGATCTTCGGAGCGCTGACCGCCTACCTGGCCTTCCTCGGCGGGTGGTGGATCGCCCCCGGTGTCCTCAGCGCCCTGCTCAGCCTCGTCGGCCTGATTGGAATCGTCGCTTCCCTCACCGAACAGGGCCGCTGACAGCTGTGCCGGCCACTACGCACAGCGGTAGGGTACCGAAATCCCCAGGGCGGACAACTACACAACGTAACAATCGGGGGTGGTGGGCATCGCTACCGGCTGGGAAGGCTCCCGACGCCGCGAGGAACTCCCTCCGAACTGGCCGACCCTGCGCGCGCAGGTCATCGAACGCGACCACGGCCTATGCCAGTGGCGCATGTCCGACGGCAGCATCTGCGCCGAGGACGGCACGGACGTCGACCACATCCGCGACCGCGACGACCACCGCCTCCGCAACCTCCAACTGCTGTGCTCCTGGCACCACGACCGCAAGACCGCGAGGGAAGCCAACGCAGCGAAGCCCCGCTTCTCACCACGCCGCCCACGCGAGATCCACCCCGGCCTGCTCTAACCCACGGAGGCACATGAGCGACTCACCCGAACCCCTCCGCGTACCCGTAGCGTGGCGCACCCCAGGATGCCCACCCGCCGAGGTGGAACTCCCCTACGACCACGACGCCACTGTCGAGCACTACCGAGCCCAGCCCCTCCGCTGGATCATCGGCCACCTCCCGCCCCTCCCCTTCGGGGACGAACACTGCGTGTGGACGACCGAGCAGCTCGACCCCAACACGGAGACTCCTCGTTAGTTGTGCCAGTGCTTTGCACGGCGGAAATCAATGTGGCCGAACCCAGAGTGCAGGTGCCCGCCCTCCCACTCGGCGCGACACTTCCTGCACACCAAGGGACGGCGCATGCGCACCCACGAGTAATCACCGCAGGCCCCACACAGGCCAAGGTAGACGTTCGGCCCCTTGAGCGAGGACCAGGCCATGTACCCGTAGCGAGGACGAGGGTAAGGGTCGTTTTCGTCCCACGGAGGCGGGATCGCCGGGTGACCAACGAGAACAAGCTCGCCGTTAGGCCACTCGCACTGGCACCTCTCGGGGCACTTGCATGCGCGTACCTCCGCGAGTTCCTGTGCCTTCTCGATGCGGGGTGTCTTGGGCCCCTTGACCTCGATCCAGATACCGAAGTCCGGTAGCCAGAAGTCAGGCAGGTAGGTGTCGCCGCTGGGGAGGGTAATGGTGCGGGGTTCATATTCCCAGGTGGTACGGATACCGTCGAGAGTGGCGGCCCAGTCTGCTTCGAGTGCCGAGCGGAACGTCGTGGATCCGTACTGTGTGGGTCGGGAGTACACCTGGTCTTCTGGCTGCCCAGTCACTTGTGCTCTTTCTCGTGGGGGGTTGATGGACTGATGGTGCTTGTCCGACTCCCCAACCCGCTGTTGGGTTCACAACGGTCTCCTGCCACCGATGGCCCCCCTGGGGGGAGCCCCCTCAGGCCCCCTCAGACCCCCGGGAAAGTGCTGCCGCCCGGGTTTTGTACGGGTCTGGGGATTTGGGGCCTGGGTGTGGGTGGGGTGGTACCTCGACCACTGCATCCGCCCGGACGGCACCCTCGAACCTTGGGCGGAGGAGATCGTCAACACCGCCCCCGCCACGTACACGGAGGTGTCCCCGTCCGGGACCGGCCTGCACCTGTGGGGTACCGGCACTCTGGAACGTGGCTGGCGTATCCGCCGCGACGACCACGCGAACATCGAAGCCTACGGAGACGGTCGGTACATCACCGTGACCGGGAACCGGTACGCGAATGCGCCGAACAAGCTGGCGGACCTGTCCGGGCTACTCGACGCGATCCTCTGACCCCTCGTCCAAGGACGGTTCCGCGCTGGCCAGTAGCCACGCCGGAGGCAGGTCGGTGGTCCACTCACTAAGAGCCTGCGTGGACCACCGAGCACACACGTGCTCAACCCGTAGGAACTCGTCGTGGACCTTCTTGACCTCCTCATGGTTCACAACGCGAGGGAAGTAGGCACCCCGCAGAGCGACCACCACATCAGCTACTCGCATGTAGTGCTCACGCCACTGCGAGTGGAACCAGGCCAGCAAATCGTTCTTGCCTTCGCTGTGCAGCAGCATCCTGACCTGAGCAGCGCGACTCTCCGCCCACAGCGAGCTCGTGCGGATGGCTTCGCTGTCGACTTCCTGAAGGGCCGCTTGGAGTTTCCCGCACGCCTCCACGAACGACGCCACCACCGATCGGTTCAGAGCATCTCGCCGAGCCTCTTCGTCCCGGGCTGCGCGCTCCGCCCGCTCGGCTTCCTCCTGGATCCGCCGGTCCCGCTGCTCCTGCCACCGGCGGAACTTCTCCTGCTTTATCTCATGCCGAGCGGTTCCCACCGCTACACCAGCCGCCACCAAACCCGTCAACACACCTGTCACGACCGCGCCGAGAAGCTGCGGAAGGTACAGGTCGGTGTTCCACCAATCGAACATGGCCGAACCCTAGCGGGGAAGGAGGACCAACCATGGCTGGTCGAGGCCCCGCTCCGAAGGACCCCAACCGCCGAGCACGGCGCAACTCCGAACCGGCCCCGCAGACCCTTCTGCGCTTCGAGCACTCGGAGCCTCCCGAGCTGCCTGATTTCCGGGTGCACGACGGTGAGGAGCTGGTCGAGTACCAGTGGCCTGAGCGAACCCGTGAGTGGTGGGACCGGTGGCGCAACAGCTCCCAGGCCGAACACTTCAGCAGTACGGACTGGGAGTTTCTCCTGGACACCGCACTTCTGCACGCACGTCTGTGGTCCGGGGAGACCACGGTGGCCGCCGAGCTGCGGCTGAGGGTCGCGAAGTTCGGCGCGACGGTCGAGGACAGGGCGAGGTTGAGGATGCAGTTCGCCGCCGCGGACGAGGCCGACGCCAAACGTCCCGCCCCCGCTGGGAAGTCCGCGCGGGAGCGGCGCGGTGCGCACATGGGGGTCGTCCGCGACCTTCCCGCGAAGCCGAAGGACGCCGAGGGAGCTTGACCAGGGGGTGATGGCCCATCCCCTGGAAGCCGACCGTCCCCGGCGAGGTCCCCACCCTCGGATACATGGTGATCGACTGGATCGCCGAGATGCTCGCCGCCCCTGACCGAGCCCATTACCAGCCCTTCGTTCTGTACCCCGAGCAAGAGGACTTCATCTTGAAGTTCTACGAGCTCGACCCGCGCACCGGCCGCCGCCGGTACCGACGCGCGGTGCTGTGCCGGCCCCGCGGCTGGGGGAAGTCGCCGCTGCTCGCGGCGATCTCGATCGTGGAGGCGCTCGCCCCGGTGTACCCGGACGGGTGGGACGCCGAGGGGCAGCCGGTTGGGATGCCGTGGTCTGAGGTCCGGACACCGCTGGTGCAGATCGCGGCGGTTTCCGAGGCTCAGACGAAGAACACCTGGTCGCCGCTGTTGGAGATGCTCCAGGGTCCGGTGTTGGACGCCTACCCCGGGCTGGAGCCGTTGGAGGGGTTCGTCAACCTGCCCCGGGCCGGGCGAATCGAGCCGATTACCAGCAGCGCCCGGACAATCAAGGGCAATCGGCCGGTTTTCGCGGTCCTGGATCAGTCCGAGGAGTGGGTCAAGTCCAACCGCGGCACGAAGCTCGCGGAGACGATCCGGATCAACGCGGCGAAGACCGGCGGGTCCACGCTGGAGTCCCCCAACGCCTACACCCCGGGCGAGGGGTCGGTGGCGGAGATGTCCGCGCGGGATTGGCACCGCATCCTCGAAGGCAAGGCCCTTGACGACGGGATGTTCTACGACACCCGCGAGGCTCCTGCGGACATCAACCTCTACGACCGTGACGAGCTCCGCCAGGCGTTGGCCTACGTGTACGGCGACAGTGCGGACGTCAACGGCGGTCATGTGGACCTGGATGCCCTGATCGGCACGATCATGGATTCCTCGACCGACCCGCAGACCGCGCGGGCGGACTTCCTCAACCAGGTCACCCACGCTCAGAATTCGTACCTGTCCCAGCCGGAGTGGGGCGCGTGCCGACGCGAAGACCGGGTCCTGGTCGACGGCGACATGGTGACGTTGGGATTCGACGGGGCGATCCGCAACGACAGCACCGCGCTCGTGGCCTGCCGGTTGTCGGATGGGCACACCGAACTCCTGGGCCTGTGGGAGAAACCCGAAGGTCCGGCCGGTGAGGGTTGGGCGGTTCCGGGAGCCGAGGTGAACGCGGCTATCACCGCAGCGTTCCAGCGGTTCACCGTTGCCGCGATGTACTGCGACCCCGCGCACTGGCAGGACTACGTGGACCGTTGGGCCGCCACCTATGGCGACAGGGTCCAGGTCCGAGCGACTGCCGACCGGCCCTTCCACTGGTGGACGAACCGGCACCGGATCATGGTCGCCGCGGTGGCCCGCTTCGAGGAAGCCGTCCGCCAGCTCGACGTGTCCCATAACGGCGACCTGGCTCTGACCCGCCACGTACTCAACGCCCGCCGCAGGGTCCTGGGCCAGTCCGGGATCAGCGTCGCCAAGGAGTACGCAGGCTCCCCGAACAAGATCGACGCCCTGGTCGCGATGATCCTCGCCTACGCCGCCCGGATGGACTGCATCGCCCGAGGCATCACCGCCGAGCCCGCCGTCATGGGCGGCTGGTCCTTCTGACGGAGAGGAGGCCGGTGTGCTGGACGAGACCCCGCTCTCACCGGACTGGTGGCTGCTCCGGTTGGGGCGCAGACTCCGGACACGGCAGGGCCAGCTCAACGAGTGGCGGAACTACTTCACCGGGGAGCCTCCGCTTCCGGTACCGCCGAAAGGACTGCGGGACCAGTACAAGCGGTTCCAGGAGATCGCTCGGACGAACATCTGCGGCCTGATCACCAACAGCTCCGTGAACCGGCTGGCAGTGACTGGCATCGCGGGCCCGGACGGGGAACCCGACGAGGCTGCGTGGGCGTGGTGGAAGACCAACCGGCTCCCGGCACGTCAGAAGCAGTTGTACCGGTCGGCGCTGTCGCAGTCGGTGGCCTACGTCGTGGTCGGCCCGCACCCCAAGGACCCGCGCCGTCCCCTCATCACGCTCGACCATGCGAGGAACGCCGTCATCGAGCGCGATCCGGCGACCAATGAGGGGATCGCCTCGCTGCGCGCGTGGCACGACGACATCGAGGGCGTCGGCCGGGCCGTGGTGCAGACCCGTGAGTGGGTCGTCCGATACGAGACCACGAAGCCCTTGTCGGGACGGCAGGGACTGCCGTGGGGGCGCGAGTCCTGGCGTATCCGCCAGCCCCGCACAGACGACGGTCCCCCTGGAGTGCAGCGGAACCCGTGGGGGCGGATCACCGTCGTGCCGTTCTCGTGCATGCCCCAGCTCGGGGAGGACCCCGAACCGGAGTTCGCGCAGGCGATGGGCATCCAGGAGCGGCTGAATCTGTCGATTCTGAACCGGATGACGGCGGGCAGGTACAGCGCCTACAAGCAGAAGTGGGTCAAGGGCCACAAGTTCACGAGAGCGATCGATCCGGCGACCGGCTTGGAGGTCCTCGACCCGGTCACCGGCCAGCCGGTGGTGGAGCAGCCCTTCACCCCCGGCCCGGACACCGTGTGGGCCAGTGAAGGGGAGAACACCCAGTTCGGGGAGTTCTCCCAGATCGACCTGACGATGTTCCTCAAGGAGCACGAGGCCGACATCGTCTCGGCCCTGCTGGTTACCTCCACCCCCGCGTACTACTGGCTCTCCAGTCTGGTGAACATCTCGGCGGACACGGTGACGGCGCTCGACCTCCAGCACATCGCGAAGGTCCAGGAGCACATCGGCAACTTCGGGGAGTCCTGGGAGACCGTGAACGCCCTCGCCGGCCTCGTCGCCGGGGAGGAGCGCGACCTCACCCAGGCGGAGGTGCGGTGGCGCGACCCGCGCCAGCTCAACCCCGCCGTCGTGGTCGACGCCGCCGTGAAGAAGAAGAGCCTCGGCTACCCGTTGTCGGTGATCGCAGAGGACATGGGCGAGCCGCTGTCGCGGATCAAGCGGATCACCGCCACGGCCGCCGCGGACCAGATGATCGCCGCTGCCCTTCAGAACCGGACCAATGCACCGTCGCCGTCGCCGTCGCCCGCCGAGGTGACGGGTGAGTGAGACGACCCAGGCCGCGATCGTCACCGAGTACACCAACACCACCCAGCGGCTCCGCACCATCCTTCTCCAGGTGCTCGCGGAGACCTTCGACGGACTCGGATCGTGGCACATCCAGGACGTGGACACCTTCCTTGAACAGGCCTTGCCGGTGGTGCACGCCGCGCATGGGGCGATGGCGACCCTCACCGACGCCTACCTCGCCCAACTGATCGCGGACCAGCTCGGCCTCGTCGCCGTGCCGCTCGGCCTCGAAGCCGTCCAGGCTCCGCGCGGCATCCCCTTGGAGGAGACGTATCGGCGACCATTCGCGCAGGTCTGGTCCGAACTCGCCCAGGGCCGCCCCCTCGCTGAGGCGGTACAGGCCGGGCAGATCCGGCTCGCGTCCATCGCGGCGACGGATCTCCAGCTCGTTCGCACCCGTACCACCCATGATGCCCTGGCAGAGGACGACCGGGTGGTCGGGTACGCGCGCGTTCCCAAGGGCAGTGAGACCTGTGCCCTGTGCCTGATCGCCTCGACGCAGACGTACCGCAAGAAGGACCTGATGCCTGTTCATCCGGGCTGTGACTGCGGGGTCCGTCCCCTCACGCAGAAGTCCGGGCCAGACGAGGACCTCCTCGACGCGGTACATGAAGCGATCGCCCGGGATCTCGGCCCTAGGTTCCAGCATTTCGCGGGCGAGAACTACAGGAACTTCATGGTCGTCCAGGAGCACGGGGAGCTGGGGCCGGTTCTCGCCGTGCGCGGAGAGACCTTCACCGGTCCTACGGACATTCCGTAGCGGCCACATCCACAGGTACCCGTCACGTGCGGGTGCCTGGCCATGCCCACCGCCCGTCACGGGCCCCGACTCATCCCGACAGGGGAAGACCACCATGCCTACCCGCACTGAGACGAGCACCGACTCGTCCGCCGAAACGTCCACCGGCCGGGGTTATCCGGAGAACACCCCGGTAGAGGACATGACCCTCGAAGAGCAGGCAGCGTACTGGCGACACCACGCCCGCAAGAACGAGGACCGGCTCAAGAAGCAGCCCTCCCCCGCAGAGCTGAAACAGCTCCGTGAGCAGGCCGCCGAACTGGAGCGCCTCCAGGAGGAAAACGCCACCGCAGACGAGAAGGCACTCAAGGCCGCCCGCAAGGAAGGCGCCTCCGCCGAGCGCTCCCGGCTCGGTCAGCGCCTGGCCGCCGCTGAACTCCGCGCTGCTGCCGCTGGGAAGGTCGCCGGATTCGATGCCCTGGTCGAAGACCTGAACCTGTCCAAGTTCGTCCGTGAGGACGGCGAACCGGACGCCGAGGCGATCACCGCGACCGTGGAGCGTCTCATCGCCCTGGCCCCGGCAAGTCAGGGCGGCCAGGAGGAGCAGCGGCAGGCGGCCCCGGACCTGGAGCAGGGGCCGCGTCCGGCCCCGGACACCACGCCCTCTGTGCAGTCCGGCCGCGATCTGTACGCCAACTTCAGGAAGTAGGAAACCCCGTTGGATCTCAGCATCACCGAAGAGTCGATCGGCTCCGAAGACCACTCCTGGCTCGGTAGCGCCCACGGCACCGACACCGGCCGCACCATCACCCTGGACACCTCCCTCATCCCCGCCGAGGTGTACCGCACCGGGTGGGTTCCCTCCGGCCTTCCCCTGGGGCGGGTGACCGCCACGGGCCTGTACGGGCCTTACACCCCTGGGGCCGAGAACGGCGATGGCCGGGAGCGGTTCGCGGGCGTGCTGCTTACCAGCATCCGAGGCCCCAAGGCACCCGGCAACCCCATCGCAGGCGCGCTCCTGGAGCACGGCCGGGTCCACACCAACCGGCTACCCGTCGCCATCCCCGACGCCTCCGCCGCGCAGGCCGACCTGCCCACCCTCATCCTCACTGAAGGGAGCACGCTCTAGGTGCTGCTCACGCACGAATTCGTTCCCGCCGCCGAGCTGACCGGTTTCGCACGGGCCGCGCTCGCCGACCTACCGGAGAACGAATTCCGACTCAAGACGTTCCTGCCCGACCTGGCCGTCGATGACCTCCAGTACCGGTTCAACCGGGGCGGCGGTGGCCTCACCAAGGCCGCGACCTACCGGGCGTGGGACACCGAAGCCGGGATCACCTCCCGCGAGGGCCTCACCCAGGTCACGGGTGACTTGCCGCCGATCAGCCGCAAGATCCCGGTGATGGAGTACGCCGCGCTCAAGCAGCGCCGCCAGGAGCAGCGCATCACCAACCTGATCCTGCGCGACACCCAGCGGATCGTGCGGGAGACCGCCGCGCGTGTGGAGATCGCCCGCGCCTCCGCGCTCGTCAACGGACGGGTGGACCTGCCCGAGCTGAAGATGTCCGTCGACTTCGGGCGCAACAAGGCGATGGCGCCCAAGGCCACGGTCCTGTGGAGTGAGGTCGGCGCGACGCCGCTGTCGGACCTCATCGCGTGGATGCGCGAGTACCGCAAGCGCAACGGCATCGCGCCGAGCGTGATCGTGACCAGCATGCGGGTACTCGGTGTGCTGATGACCAACGAGGAGATCCGCGGTGCCGTCTACGGGGCGGCCGTAGCCAACTCCCCGTCCTACGTGTCCCAGGCTCAGCTCGACACCGTGCTGAACGCGCACGGCCTTCCGTCGATCAGCGTCTACGACGCCCAGGTCGAACTCGACGTGGGTGCCACCTCGGTCCTGCCCGACACCCATTTGCTGATGCTGCCCGGGGCCGGTGTGCGCCTCGGCGACACCCTGTGGGGCACCACCCTGGAGTCGCTGTCGGCGGACTACCAGATCGAGGACGGCGAGGAGCCCGGCATCGTGGTCGGCACCTATTCCACTCAGGACCCGGTGCACCTGTGGACTCGCTCCAACGCCGTCTCGTTGCCGGTTCTGGGTTCTCCGAACATGGCGTTCTCGGCGACCGTCCTGTCGAAGGCGTGACGGTGTGGGCGACACCGGAGGAGTACGCGCTGCGCGCGGGCGTGGGCCTGACGGACTCCTCCCGTCCGCAGATCAGCGCCCTGCTGGAGGACGCCGAGGCGGTCATCCGGGCGCATCTGCCGCCCGCCTATGAGCCGCCCGCCCCGGTGGCGAGGGCGATTCTCATCAAGGTTGCCCGTAGGTCGAAGATCAACCCGGGTGGGCGCACGTCCAAGACGGTGGGGTCCACCGCGGAGTCCTATGACGACCGGGGCGGCCTGTTCGTCACCGAGGACGAGGTGCGCGCGCTGACCGCTGGCCTCACGAGACCTTCGACGGCCTACACGGTCGGTGTGGCTGACCCCGGCATGCGACAGGTCGGAGGTGCCCCGTGGCCCGGCCCCCGGTGACCGGCCCCGTCGTCTCCTCCGCTGGGCTGATGGCCGACCCGCCCGGATAGAAGGGAGACGCGCCCTGGAGCCGCTCGGGGGCGACACCCTCACCATCATCCCCAGCCCCGGGCGGGACCGGTTCGGTGATCCCGCCCCGGGTGCTCCCCCGTTCGACGTGGAGGGCTGCAACCTCCAGGACCAGTCCAGCGAAGAGGTTGACCAGGGAGAGCGGCAGGTGGTCGTGGACGCCCGCGCCTTCTTCCCGTCCGGCACCCCGGTTTCCTCCCGTGACCAGGTGCGGCACGGCCCCGACGTGTACGAGGTGCACGGCCGACCGGCCCACCGCCGTGACCTGGACGGGAACCCGCACCACATCGAGGTGCGGCTGCGCAGCGTGGAGGGGGTGTGATGGCCAAGGCGTCCTACTCCCGCAACCACAAGGGCACCGGCCGGTTGATGCGCACTCCCGAGATGCTGCGGGTACTGGAGGAGGCCGCGCAGCGGGGCGAGTCGGCCGCCCGCGCTGCCGCTCCCCCGGGTTCGACGTTTCGTGTGGAGTCCTCCAGGCGGGGTTCGGGGGTGTGGAAGGACCGGGCCGAGGCCCGGTTGGTCAACGCCTCCCCGGACGCTGTCGAGGCCGAGTACGAGGGCCCCGGGCCGGGGCCGCTGAACACCGCCATCGACGCGATCGAGCGGGGCGGCGGATGAGGGGCGTGTTCGTGGACGCCGAGCTCGCCGTGCTCGACCTGCTCGATGACCTCACCGTCAGTGAAACCGCCACCGTCGTGGACACCACCGTCACCGACGACCTGCCCGCGCTCCAGGTGGTCCGGACCGGGGGCGGCGATGACCGCTTCACGGACGTGGCCCGCATCGACGTCACCAGCTACGCCACCACCGACGCGGAGGTCCGCGCCCTGGCCGCCGCTGTTCACGGGCGGATGCTCGCTTTCCCGCACCGCACCGCGGCCGGGGTGATCGACCGGGTGGAGACCGACACCGGCCCGCACACGGCGTGGTCGCGTAACCGGGCCGTGCGTGCCCGACGCGCCACCTACCGGGTTTCGGTGCGCCGCCGCCCCCGCTGACACCACCAATTCCCCAGCCCCGAAGGCATGCCTTCGGGGCTGCGACCCATGCCGAGAAAGGGAGGCTGCCCGCTCTTGGCCGGCAAGTCCTACGACGAGCTCGCACAGAAGCAGAACGAGCTCATCCGCAAGATGACCGACGGGTCGGTGCTGCTGGCTCCGTCCAGCGCGGTCCCGATCCTCAACCTCACCGACCCGGAGGACTCCCTCCTCGCGGACATCCCCGACGACTACGGGGATCTGGGGTGGCTGTCCACGGATGGCGCGCAGTTCTCCAACGAGACTGAGACCAGCGAGGTGCAGTCCTGGGGTGCGGTCGAGCCGACCCGGTCCGACATCATCAGCGACATCACCACCCTGGCCCTGACCGCGCAGGAGACCAACCTGCGCACGCTGGGGTTGTACACCGGAGCTGACCTGGCCGCGATCACCGCCGCTGCGAACGGTGAGGTCATCATCGACAAGCCCAGCAGGCCGACGCCCCGGTACTACCGGGTGCTCGCCCTGGGCGTGGACCTCACCGAGGACGGCGAGATCTACATCGGGCGGATGCTCCCCCGCGCCCGGGTGACCGCGAAGGACCAGCAGAACATGGCGGGCGGCGACGACCCCCTCAGCTGGCCGGTCACCATCACCGGTTACCAGGACTCCTCGCTCGGTTTCTCCGAGCGGCGGTTCTTCGGCGGACCGGGCTGGCTGGCACTCCTGGACAAGATGAACATCCCCCTGGCTTCCGCGCCCGCCCCCTCATAACCCCTGCCCGTAGGGCCGCACACCCGTCGTGTGCGGCCCTTTCGCATGCCCCAAAGGAGCCCCGTGACCGCTTCCGGATTCACGCCGGTCGAGTTCACCTCCCCCGACAAGGCGCGTACCCGTATCGCGCGCACGCCTGCCCAGGCCGTGCGCCTGCGCTTCAACGGCTGGCGAGAAACCGCCCCGTCCCCCGCGCCGCGCCCGATCACCCGTAAGACCAGCAGCAAGGAGAACGGTGGCTAAGCGCACCACGAAGAAGGCCCCGAAGACCTACGACCTGCGCACCTACGTGCAGGAGGCCACCAAGGCCCCTTTCGACCTCCTGGTCGATGACGAGACCACCATCAGCGTGCCCGCGCCGAGCGTGCGCGTGATCCTCGAACTGGCGAAGGTGCCCGAGGACGAACCCCTGGAGCTCCTGGAGCTGTTCGTCGGAGACAGCTTCGAGGACCTGTTCGACGCTATCGGTGACTGCCCGGCTGGCGTGTTCGAGAAGCTCCTGGAGGACCTGCGGAAGCACTTCGGCCTGGGGGAATAGAGCGCCTCGTCGGCCTCCTGGAGCGGTACGGCGGGGCGATCCGCGCAGACCTGGCCAGGTTTTACGGGGTGGACCTGCTCGACTTCTTCCGAGGTGACCTCACCGCGGACGGGTTGCTCCAGTACATCGACCGGCTTCCCGCGCACGGGCACTTCATGGCGGAGGTCGCCCAGGACGACGAGCTCGCCGCCGACCTCCTGGCGAACGGAGACCTCCCGGAGCCGGGGCCGCCCCCGTTGACGGACTTCTCCCCCGAGGTCCGCGTCATGGCGGACATCGCGGACCGACTCGCCCAGGTCGTGCAGGCGATCGGCGCTGCGGCAGGCGCCTCCTGGCCGGTCACACCCCCCTACCCGCGTCCGAAGACCGCGCTGGACCGGGCCAAGGCGAACCGGTCCCGGCAGCGGCATCAGCGGCTCATGGACTTCATCAACCAGCGGCGCAAGAAGATCCGGGCCCGGAGACGCGCCGAGTAGCTCATGCGAGGGGGTGGTTTCCTCCGTGGAGCAGGCCGGTACCGCGTTCGTGCAGGTCGTCCCGTCCTTCAAGGGCTTTCACCGGACCGCGTCCAAGAAGGTCCGGCAGAGCATAGGGCAGGTCGGGACCGGTGCGGGCAAGGAGCTGGGCGATTCCGTCGCCAAGGGCGCAGAGCAGGGCCTGGGCCGTGTCACCGCGAAGGCAGAGGCCTCCGGGCAGAAGGCCGGGAGCAACTTCGCGAAGCGGCTGGTCTCCTCAGCGACCGCTGGCCTGAAGGCGCTCCCGGGCAGTGTTTCCGCGGCGGCGTCCAAGTCGGTGTCCGGCGTGAAGTCGGCTGCGGCGAAGATGTCCGCCGCGTGGCAGCAGGTCGCCTCGGACGCTTCCGAATCGGTGCAGCAGGCCGGACAGGAGATGTCCTCCGGGCTGCGCACCGCAGGAGCGGCAGCCGGTGCGGCAGGCGGGGCGGCACTCGGCGCTGGGTTCGCGGACGCGATGGACCTCTCTCGTGCCACCGGGGACTTCAAAGCCCAGCTCGGTGTCACCTCCGGTCAGGCCGAGCAGCTCGGTAACACCGCGTCGTCTCTGTTCGCGCGTGGGTTCGCCGGATCGCTGCCGGAGGTGTCCACCGCCGTGGCGGCGGTGCGCCGCAACATGCAGTTCATGGCCGACGCTTCCGCCTCGGAGTTGGAGGAGGTGTCGCGTCAGGCCCTTACGGTGGCGCGCGCCCTCGACATCGACGTGAACGAAGCCACCAGGTCGGTCGCGAACATGGTCTCGACCGGGCTCGCGCCGTCCGCTGAGGCCGCGATGGACCTGCTCATCCGTGGTGGCCAGCGGGGCGCGGACCAGTACAACGACCTCGCGGACACGATGCAGGAGTACAGCACCCAGTTCCGCGACCTGGGTTTGTCCGGTCAGGAAGCGATGGGGCTCATCGTCCAGGGCATGGAGGGGGGCGCGCAGTCCTCCGACAAGGTCGGTGACGCCCTCAAGGAGCTGAACATCCGGGTGAAGAGCCTGGACGGTCCGGCTGTGGAGGCGCTCGATTCCCTGGGATTGAGCGCGGACCAGATGGCGCTGGCGTTTTCCACCGGCGGCCCGGCTGCGCGTGAGGCCTTGGAACAGATCCTGGTCGGCCTCCAGGGCGTGGAGGACCCGGCGCTGCGGTCGCAGTTGTCGATGGACCTGCTCGGGACGCAGGCCGAGGACATGGCCGGGGCACTCGGCAACCTGGATCTGACCAGCGCTGCGCAGGGACTCGGCGATGTCGCCGGGGCGGCGTCCGAGGCGGCGGATGCGGTGGAGAACACCGACGCGAACAAGCTCACCGCGGCCTGGCGCGGTCTGAAAACCGAGCTGGCGGGCGAACTCGTCCCGGTGTTGACCAGTGTGGCAACGTGGGTCACGAACAACATGGACGTGGTGAAGGCCGCCGCCATCGCTGTGGGCCTGTTCGGTGCGTCCTATGCCGCTTTCACCGTGGTCGCGTCCGGCGCGAAAATGGTCATGGGCCTTATCCGCGGTTCGACTCTGGCATGGAGTGCGGCGCAGTGGGTTTTGAATGCGGCCCTCAACGCTAACCCTATTGGCATCGTGGTTTTGGCCATCACTGCTTTGGTGGCTGGCGTTCTCTGGGCCTATAAAAACGTGAGTTGGTTTAAGGACGGGGTCGATGCTGCTTTCAGTGGCATCGCTGCGGTCGGGACGTGGCTGTGGGAAAAAGCCCTCAAGCCGACTTGGGACGCCCTCGTGGGCGCCCTGGGGTGGGTCCGTGAGAATCTGTGGGCACTTCTCGGCGCTGGCCCGATTGGCTGGATCATCTATTTCGGCACGATGATCTACCAGAACTTCGGCAAGGTGAAGTCAGCTTTTTTGACGGCTGGCGAAGCAGCGCAGCGTTTGTGGCGTGATGCGATCAAGCCGACGTTTGATTTCATCGCACAGGCCGCCCAGTTTTTGATCACGCTGGTGATGACCGTTCTGATCACGCCACTGTACATGGCGTTTCAGTTGCTCGCCGCCGTGGCGACGCAACTATGGACCTCCGCACTCAGACCGACCTTTGATGCGATCGCAGCGGGAGCCGTATGGCTCTGGGAGAATGCCCTTCTTCCCGCGTTCAATTTCATCGTCGGTGGAGTCCGCTCCCTAGGCTCCATTTTTTCTTGGCTGTGGTCCAGTGTCGTCAGCCCTGTCTTCTCATGGATCTCCGGCGCTGCGTCGAAATGGTGGAATACCACCAAGGCGGTTTTTGCTGTAGCGAACAGCTATGTGCGAGCTGTTCTGGCCGCCGTCTTCTTCTGGCTGAGAGATCGCGTCATCTCCCCAGTCTGGACGGCAATCCGGTCCACGATTTCCACGGTGTGGAATTCTGGCATCCGGCCGGTGTTCGATTCTCTGCGCTCCGGGGTTGACCGCGTGAAGTCAGCTTTCGAGCTGGCGAAAGATGGCATCCGCGAGGCATGGAATCAGCTCAAGTCCATTACAAAAAAGCCCGTCCAGTTCATCATTGACACCGTTTATAATGACGGTGTTCGCGTGGTGTGGAACAAGGTTGCCGGACTTGTCGGAATGGATAAGCTCGACAAGCTGAAGTTCGCTTCGGGCGGCATTCTACCGGGCTACACGCCCGGCCGTGATGTTCACACTTTCTGGTCACCTACCGCTGGCGGTTTGGAACTCAGCGGCGGCGAGGCCATCATGCGCCCGGAGTTCACCAGGGCCATTGGTAAGTCCGGTGTCAACACCCTGAACCGGGCCGCTATCCGTGGCGGGGTGGGGGGAATCCGCGAAACCCTCGGTTTCTCCCGGGGCGGCGTATACCCCATTCGTCGGTTCAGCACCGGTGGGCTGGTGGAAAGGCTCGGCACCTTCACCGAGAACCTGGGCAATATTTTCAGCGGCGACGGCCTGAGGGCTGCCGCTGAAAGCGTCCTGAACCCTCTCATCGAACTGATGGGAGGCGAATTCACTCAGGGCAAGTGGGCCGAAGCCATGGTGAGCCTGCCCCGAACAATCATCGACCGTCTCGTGGGATGGCTGGAGTCCGCCATCGGCCCCAAGCTGGGCGGCGACGGCAAGAAGGTCGTGGAGACCGCCCGCTCCTATCTGGGGCTGGACGGAAACCCGAACCGTTTCACTGACGCATTTGGAATGGGCGGCCAGCCGTGGTGTGCGATGTTCGTCAGCGAAATCGTGCGCGAAGCGAAAGCGTCGAAGGCATACAACGGAATTCGCTCCGCAGCGGTGGCGACCTTCGCTAACGGTATGGAGAGCGTGTCTCGCTCGTCCGCGCGAGCTGGTGACCTCGGTGTCTACCGGGGTAAGGGGCCGGGCGGCTGGCAGCACATCAACATCTACGACGGCGAAGGAAAGACGGTCGGCGGCAACGAGGGCAACGCCGTCCGTGAGTCCTCTACCTACCCCAGCAGGGCGGCGAAGTTCCTGCGGCCGAAGTTCGCGACCGGCGGCATCTGGCAGCAGGACCAAGACTTCACCGCCGAGCAGGACACCCACCCCACGACGAGGCTCCTGCGCGCCACCGACCGCATCCGCGGCTTCGCCCGGGGCGGTCACCCGCCCGTGGGCCGGTGGTCCCTCGTCGGTGAACGCGGACCCGAATTGATCCGCTTCGGTTCCCCGGCCCGCGTGTACCCCTCCGAGGAGTCCGCGTCCATGGTCGCTGCGGCAAGCCGTGCTCTGGCGACCACCCAGGCGGCGCACCAGGTGTTGCAGCCGAGTCAGGCGTCCGCCCTCGCGCAGCGCACCCACCGCCGACAGAGCAGTGGCCACACCTTCCACGTCCACGAGACGCGCAACCCCCGCGTGACTGCGAAGGCGACCGTGGCGGCCCTGCGCGACTACGAGGCCCTGCACCCCACCAGGTAAGGAGGCTGCCGGTTTGCCGATCCTCTACCACCCTCCTGGGCCGCCGCCTCCCGCCCCACCGGTCCCGGCCACCGACGACGCCGGGGCACCCCCGGTCGTGACCTGGACCGGGGCGGGAGGACAGACCATTCGCCTCACCGATGACGTGTCGGGCTACCTGCTCATGCCCGGGGTGCGTGGCATGGAGCTGCCCGAGTTCACGCACTACGAGCGCGAGTCGGGCGCGTTGGACGGCAGCATCATCACCGGCAGCCGTGCACTGGCCCGGGAGATCTACCTGCCGGTGTACGTCCACGGCCGCACCCGCGCGGAGGCCGTGAAGCGGCGCGGCCGACTCGCGCTCGCGATGAACCCCCGCCCGCCCCACGGGGGGCCGGGGGTCCTCGAAGTCGCCGACCGGTCGGGCGCCCGCCGCAGAATCATCGCCCGGTACGTCAGCGGTATGGCCGGTGACGAAGGCACGGACCTGGCCGGGGCGTACTGGTGCACCTACGGAATCACGTTGACCGCCGAGTCGCCGTACTGGGAGTTGGACGCGATGCGGCGCACCTGGCGGATCGAGGGCAGCCCACAGCGATGGCTGCCCCTCCCCCCGCTGCGGGTGCGTGGCTCCAATGTCATCGGGGAAGGCATGGATATCACCAACCCCGGCAGCGCGGACTCCTGGCCGGTGTGGAGACTCCGAGGGCCGATGGGCACAGGAACGCTGATGCGCTCCCGGACCCTCGGTGAGGAGCTGGTGTTCGACCGCGCCCTCGCCGATGGTGAGGCGGTCACGATCGACACCCGACCGCGCCGAAAGAGCGTCCGCGACCACAACGGGGCCAACGCCTTCCGACACCTTCGGCGCGGTTCCCGCCTGTGGCCCCTCGCACCCGGCCCCAACACCGTGGACGTGGTGCTCTCCGGCGCGGCGGACGGCACCGCTCTGGAACTGGAGGTCGTCCCACTCGACGTCACCGCGATCCGGGGGGACGTGTGAGTGGCTGGCAGCTGTGGGTCCGTGACCGGGACCGCAGATGGCTCGGGGTCGTGGACGATGAGCACTCGCTGTCGGCCACCCGCCGCCATCTCGCCCTGGGTGCCTGGCAAGTCGTCGTGCAGGCCGGGTCACAGTCCGCGGACCTCCTTCTCGAAGGTGCCGGGATCGTGCTCCTGGACCACGACGGCGACGTGCTGTTCTCAGGGCCGAAGCGCCCCCTGGAACGTACCCATGACGGGGATCCGGACGGCAACACCCTGACCTTCACGGGCGTGGACGACACCGCCTGCCTGTCCCGGATCGTCTACCCCTCCCCCGGCACCGCGATCACCAGCTCCGGTGCGTTCCACTCGGCGGAGCACTGGACGCGGACCGCTCCCGCCGAGATGGTCATCCGAGATCTGGTGAACGTGAACGCCGGTCCCGGCGCCCTACCGGACCGGCGGGTACCCGGACTGGTGGTTCCTCCGTCGTCGGGACGCGGTTCGTCGGTGACGTCCCAGCTACGGCTCGACAACCTGCTGGAATCGGCCTGGAGCCTCGCCCAGGTCGGTGGGATCGGGTTCACCGTGGTGCAGGACACCGACACCTCGGACCTGCGCCTGGTGTTCTACGAGCCGAGCGACAAAAGCGACTACGTGCGGTTCGGAGAAGGGCTCGGAAACCTCGCCTCCTACACCTACGCGGCGTCTCCTCCGGAGGTCACCGACGTGGTCGTCGCGATCGGCGGTGAGGGCACGGCACGGAAGTTCTACCGTTACGCGCGCCGGGACCCACTGTGGCCCAACGTGGTGGTCGAGGAACTCGTCGACGCCCGCGACCTAAAGCAGGAACCGGGCGACGACGAGGACTGGGTGGATCCCGGCATCGCCTCCGAGCAGCGCGCCAGCGAACGCCTCGACGAGGGGGCGGCGACCGCAAGCGTGTCCTTCGAGCCCATCGACACCGACGCCGTGGCCTACCGGCGCGACTACGACCTCGGCGACATCGTGACCGCCGAAATCGACCTGGGCGAGATCACCGACATCATCCGGGAGGTCACCCTCACCCGCACACCCGACATGGGCGAACAGATGCTGCCGTCCATCGGCGAGCCGCCCGACCAGCCCGAGATCTACCGCCGCGTCGCCCGTCTGTCCCGCGACGTGGACCAGCTCAAGACCAGGAGGTGAACACCACTGGCTGAGGACTTCGGGGCGTTCGTGAACAGTCCGATCGCCTCAGACATCGCTCTCGCCAGATTGCACCGCAGATGGGGCGCCGACGGGGTCGTCGCTGACGGCCCCGACGCCCTGGACCGGCTCACCGTCACCGGAGCCGGGACGTCACAGATCACGATCGCCCCCGGCTACTGCGTGGTCGGCGGATGGTTCTACCGCACCGACAGCCCGATCAGCCTGAACGTCGCACCGAACGAGGGAGCGCAGCCTCGCCGCGACCTGGTGGTCATCCGAGCGAACACCGCTGAGAACGCCTGCTTCCCGCACATCATCCAGGGCACACCAGGTGGCAGCACTCCCACACCGACCCGCGATCCCAGTGGCAGGTGGGACCTGCCGCTGGCCGAGTACACCATCGCGGGCCAGTCCGCAGTGGTCTCCTCCTCGGATGTGAACACGGCGGTGCGGCAGTGGACCGCACCCACCGGGGCTGTGCCCTGCACATCCGGTGCCCGGCCCGCGTTCCCACACGAGGGCATGCTCATCTACGAGACCGACACCGGCCGAGTCGCGCTGTGGTCGGGAAATTGGATCACCGTCTCTGAGACCCGCTACCCGACCCCCTGGCAGCCCCTGCTCCTACGGTCGGGATACTCCCAGCCGAACCACGGCCAGTCCCCGGCCTGGCGGTGGGACGCCCCGGACGTGGTTCGTCTGCGCGGCCGGATCGACCGGTCCAACGGTGACGCGATCCCTCACCGCGCCTACGTGGCCAGGGTGCCCGCTGAGGCCCGGCCCCGCGAGCTCCAGTCGATGGCGGTCACGACTACCCACCGCCGTGGTTCCACCGCGTCCACCAGGGGCGTCACGAGCCGGTTGGAGATCCATCCGGCTAGCAGGGACACCGCTGGCCGCCTCTTTCTGTGGACCATCTATAACCCTTCGTGGGTCGGCCTGGATGGAGTGACCTATGCCCTCTGAACTGCCCGCCTGGCTGGCCTCACCCGGCCTGTGGATCGGCGGGATCGCCGCCCTCGTGACCGGCCTGACCGTGATCGGGATCGGTGCCCGCAAGGTGGTCCGGCTCCTCCGGCGCATGGGGCACCTCATAGACGACCTGATGGGTGAGCCTCCGCGCCAGGGGCACCCCGAAGGCCGCCCTGGGCTGATGGACCGGGTGACGTCCCTGGAGAAGGAGGTGAAGGTGGTCAGCCACGAGGTCCAGTTCAACACTGGCACGTCGCTGAAGGACAAGGTGCGCGAGGTCAAGGAGGTCGTGGACAAGCTCGCGGCCCGCGAGCAGACCGCCCCCGCTCAGCGGGACACCGCAGCCCACCCGGAATCGCGCAACCGCACCTGACCTCCACACCCTGACCTGTCTTCAGGCCCCACACCTCCTCTCGTGTGGGGCCTTTCCTATGCCCGCAGAAAGGCATCCGTATGATCCTTCGTCCCCGCTCCTACTTCGGCTGGGGTGGTTCCGGCGCGTCCTACGCAGATCCCACTCGTGGCTTGGTGATCCACTACAACGGCCCTGCTACGAACCTGAGGTCGCATTCCGACTGCATCGCGTACTGGAAGCGGGTCCGTCGCGACCACATGCGCGGCAACGGCTGGGCAGATCTGGGCTACAGCTGGGGTGCGTGCAGGCACGGCGAGGTGTTCACCGGCCGTGGCCTGCGCCGTTACCAGGCCGCTCAGGGGACCACGCGCGGCAACTCCGAGTGGTACTCGGTGACGCTGATGCTCGGCGGCAATGAACAGCCGACCCAGGGGCACATCCAGGCCGTGCGGGACCTGCGCGCCTACCTCATGGCGCGAGGCGTCGGCGGCGCGATCCGAGGGCACCGCAGCTTCGTATCGACTTCCTGCCCGGGTGATGTGCTCTACGAGCTGGTCCTGGACGGCACGTTCGGTGCGAGGGGTAACGGCAACCCGAGCAGCGGCGGCGGGGGCGGTATGACCTCCGTGCGGTCCATCCGCTCCCAGCAGACCGCCGTCAACGGTCTCGGACACAACCCCAAGCTGGACATCGACGGGCTGTGGGGCCCCAAGACCGAGGCCGGAGTGAAGTGGCTCCAGGGCAAGGTCGGCGTGACCGCCGATGGGCTGTGGGGACCGGCGACCGAGGCAGCGTACCGGGCTGCCGGTGGTGACGCTCCCATCCAGGTGAAGACGAAGATCCCGCCGTTCCCCTTGCCCCGCGGATGGTACTTCGGCCCCCGCTCCGGACCGGCCGCGTCGGTGTCCGGTTACTACTCCCACCGCTCGGACCTGCGCCGCTGGCAGAAGCAGATGCTCGTGCGCGGCTGGTCCATCGACGCCGACGGCTTGTACGGGCCGCAGACCGCGCGCATCGCTGAGCAGTTCCAGCGGGAGAAGCGCTTGGGCGTTGACGCGCTGATCGGTCCGGCGACCTGGGCCGCCGCCTGGACCGCGCCGATCACGTGACCCACCCCGAGGACCACCGCCCCCGCCCTCGTCCTCTGCTGCTCGTCGCGGCAGTGGGCTTCGCTGCCGGGGTGCTCCTGAGCGTCGGGGTGTGGTCCCTCAACGACCTCGCCCTGTGTACCTGGGGCCCCGCCCTGATCCTCCCCCTCCCTTGACCGGAAGGACCACGCCCGTGGTTCACCGCTCCGACCGATTCAACCGACCCGAAAGGAACCACCTCCTCATGGCTACCACCGCCACCAAGACCGACGCCAAGAACCGCAGCACCCGCACCAGCTTCCAGAACCTGCTCGGCGCGATCCTCTCCGTCGCGCTGGTCGCGGGATCCGGCGCTGTCCTGGACACCGTGACCCCCGGCGACCTCATCGACTGGGCGACCCTCGGCGCGGCTGCGGGCACCGCCGTGATCGGCGCTGTCGCCTCCTACGTGCACCGGCTCGTGGACGGTGACAAGACCCCCATCCGGTAACCGCTCAACCACGCGAACACGAGGCCCGGCAGACCGTGAAGGTCTGCCGGGCCTTTCTGTGAAAGGAGAAGAGTGCGGTACTGGTTCGGTGGCCAGCCCTCCGACTACGTGATCGCGCCCGGGGAGCAGGTCCTGCTCAGTGACGAGAGCGTGGGGTACCAGCCGCTCCTGGTACCGGGCGTCACCTTGTGGGTCTACGACTACGAGAGCGGCCACCGGCTGACCGACCTGCTAGACAGCATGGGAAACCCGGTTGAAGATCTGCGCACATCTGACTACGGGCTGATTCCTCGGTTTCGTGGTCCCGACGAGGTGCGCCGGGTCCTGGTCGGCCCTGCCCCCGAGCCCAACGGCGAGGAGGAGCAGAGCAGCCCCGGGCGGTGGGTGCTCACCTCGACGGACTGGCCTGTCATCGTCGCCCAGGTCGAAAACCGCGTCGCGGTCCTGGAGGAAAACCCGGGTGGTGGGGAGGAGGGGCCCGAGCCGGTGGCGACGGCCCATCCGATGATCTGGTCGCAGCCCCAGGTTGAGGCCCGCACGAGTTCTCACCGGTACGTGAACCTGGAGAGTCGCCAGCAGACGGTCACGGTGGTGCGCGCCGAGGCCAGTGTCGTCAGCGGCCAGGTCGATGTGCACCTGTTGACCGTGGACATGGTGACCGGCACGGCGACGGTCGGTGCGGCGGTGTCCCTCACCTCGGAAGCGCCGACGAACACGATCTCCCCTGACCTCGCGGTGAGCGCGGGGACCGGGGTGACCGTGGGTGTGGAGGTCGCCGAGGGCACCGAGGCCGAGGGGTTGACGGTGCAGGTGATGATCCGTTGATCCTCCTCGACAACTCCCTGTCCGGAGAACCCGGGACCAGGGTCAGCGACACCACGCTCGCGGACAGCGCGACGGCCGGCACGGTGACGGTCCGCGCAGCCGGGTCTCGGGCGGTCTACGACGACACCTACAGCGTGCACAGTCAAGGCGGAATCCGTCTGGAGTCGGGGCACCACCGCGGAGACACCCCGGCTCTGCGAGTCGCGTTGCCTTCAACTCCGTGGGCCCTCCGCTGGTACATGCGCGCTCCGTCGTTGCAGAGCGCCGGGTTCGGCACGAACGAGGTCCGATGGGTGGCGGACTCCGGAGGGCCGGGGCTCCTCTTCCGCGAGTCAGCCGGTGGCCTCGCCCAGGTGCGTGCCCAGCCCCGGGATTTGGCCGCCGAACTGCTTCCCCACGAGTTCACTGGACCGGGTATCCGTCTGACCCAGGTGCTCCGCGTCGAGCTGCGCCAGGACACCGACCATCTGGCTGTACGCGTCTTCGCCGAGCACGACGAGCAGGTCCAGGACTCCTGGACGTTCCCTGGCTTTGACCTCTCGGGCACGCTCTCCCTAACCGGGTACCGGTACAGGGCGCGGCCCACCCTGTACTGGGGCGACCAGGGCAGCGCCGTCCGAGAACTCCAGCTCGACCTCATCGACCTGGGGTATGACCTCGGGCAGTGGAAGGCCGATGGCGACTTCGGCAACGCGACCTATGAGGCGGTCCGCAGCTTCCAGCGTGCACGGGGGATCTTTCCTGAGGACGGGATTCCGGGCCCCGAGACCAGGGCCGGGGTCGATTTCGCCCTCGGCCGTGTGCCACCCCCGCTGTGGTTTTCCCATCTCGCGCTGTCAGACGGCTCTTGGGTGGGACCGGCGGCCCTGCCGCCGGAGCCTCCGCCACCCCAGGCCTCCTATATCACCCTAGGACTGCCCATCTGATTTAAAATAATAATACGGATATTTACCCACCACTGCTATGCCGTTTTGGGTTCTTTGCCCCCTTGCAATAGGCATTCCTCTGCCAGCCAGGCTTTGGGCACCCCATGCATCAGAACATACCGTCTTGCGTCGCAGTAGAGTCCAGGTCGTAGCGAGGTTTCCTGTCCTTGTTCTCCTGCGGAAACTTGACTCCCTTGGACTTCAATTCGCCAAAGGTGAGGATGGGTCCCGCAATTACCTTTTCCAGGATTTCACTCTGGGCGTCTTCCAGATCAGTGACCCGGCGAAGTGAGGTGAGAAGCTCATTGAACTCTGTAATCCATTCCTTGGGCCATGAACCCAAGTGGATGTCATCTAGAGGGCTTGTCTTCTTACCTCCGGGGTCAGCCTTGCGGTATGAGAACCACTTGCCAATGACGTTCATGCCACTGACATCGTAGTTCCACATGCGCTCAGTGACGGGACCGAAAACTCCCTGTCCAACCTTGATCTGACCTTCACCATCCTCGGCTGGAACATAGGTGATCTTACCGGGAAGATCCGAGCCGATGGAAGAGAGATTCTTCGGTCGGCGCGGGTCCTTGGGGTCAAAAGCGATCTTCCCCTTAGGTCGCCCATCCAGATGGCTAGAGAAGGCTTCACCGTAGGTAGCGGCCCAAACGACTTGGCGCCCAATATCGCAGACGGCAGACCACAGTTCAGGATCAGCTGTGAGGGGCACACGAACCCCGGGCGTCACCAACTCCTCCGCGAACTGCTTAGTGAAAGCAGGATTTGCAGTGATGCCAGCGGTGTAGGCAGCTAGGTCATGTGCTGTCACAGTCAGCCCGAGAGTTTCTTCGAGCTGGGAAAGCATGCCTGGAGCCACGTTAGGAGATCCATCAGGATGCCGCAGCGGAAGAATCCGGCCACCCTCGCTTCCCTTGAAGTGATGCTTATCAGGAATGAGAGTGGAAAATGTTATGGCAGGACCTGAAGTAATAGCCTGTGAGTGTTGTTCGGTGATATAAACTTGACCGCCGACAGACTCGGCCGACCAAAGATCCCTGCGAGCACGATCGATAACTCGATGATCAGGGATAATCCACTGCCTGTCAAATGAACGGTAGGCGATCCGCTTTGGCGGTGGACATGCCCCATCTTCCTTTCCGATCGGCTTGCCATGGGATGGCGCATTAGGAAGACTTTCCTTAGTGCTTTCTACAGTGCAACCATGTGTCTCCTTGAAAAGCTTGGGCTTCTCTTGTGGTTCTGCTGAGACAAGCGAGTTCCAGCGATCCTGTAGAACACTTGGATGGGGAGCGTAAATCCATGTGCGCCCTGGGGTAATTCCTGGAGTCACCCAGCAGAACAGATCTCCCAGGGCAGGGTAGTCATCCCAGGCTGACTCGGCCGCAGGAAGGAAGGGTGCCTCCCAACCGGTGCGAGCGGACTGCCATCCATCACCATCAAGTGTTAGGGCATCGAGCTGATCGTATTTCTGCTCCCGCTTGCCAGTGACCTTCGTGTAATGGATCTTGGCTGGGGTATCGGTGTCGGTATCCGCACGCCGGACGAAGATGGCGATGGCCAGCGGTTGCTGCACACCAGGGAAGACCCGGGTGGGCACGTCGGGCTGCATGCCCTCGGGAGTGACGTTGATGATCCACCCCTCCGAACACGTCTCCCGAAGGTAGCGGCGCATGCCCTTGAACCCTGGGCCCTTGAGGTAACCCGAGGTGGTGATGAAGCTGACCACCCCGTGACGATCCTGAGGGTGGGCGTCGAACACCTTCCACGTCGCCCAGGCCCAGAAGTAGATGTAGAGGTTTTTGAGCACGTACTCCACACGCCCATTGCCCTCTTTACGGAACCGGTCCAACGGCCGCTTCTCGTCGGCGTTGGTGGTCCCTGCTTCCACCCATCCACCGAGCCCTTGAGCACGCTCGTGGTAGGGCGGGTTGCCGATGACCACGGTGACCGGAGTATCGGCTTTGATCTTGTTGGCCTGCTTGTGGGACTTGGCCAGAGCAGCCAGGTCCGGAAATACCGCTGCCTCTGCGATGAACGGGTCGTCCAGAGTGTTAGTCACGTGCAGCCGGACACCGTTCTTGGGCAGCTGCGCACCGTAGCTCTTGAGTATGTCGACCGCACGCATCTCCGCGACGGTGTAGGAGCCCAT